GCCGAAAACGATTGTGAAGAATATCAGGATTCTGTTGAAAGCACGAAAGCCGATGTAAAACAACGTTGGGGAAACAAGGTTGCGGAATTAAGTGCAGCAGCAAAAAAAGCCGAAGAAGACGCAAAACGGGATAAAGAACTCGAAGAATTGCGCAAAGAAAAAAGATATAACGAGCGCTTACCAAAATTAAAAGCCATCGACGTTGTAATTGACGAAAACGGCGACGGATCTTGGCAGGATGTAATTTACACTAAACAGCACATTTTGGACGATCCGGACGACGTGTTTGATGAAACAATTTTAAACATCAAAAGGCAGCAGGAAGCAAAGTTAACCCAATCCGGCAGCAACCTCGCGGAAGCTTCTGCAGAAGAAAAACCACAAAGCGAGCCGGCTGCAGAAAACCAAATAACTATTGACGAAGTTATCGCAAAAGAAACCCGAACAGAACTTGGGCGCGTTACAACGGTGGCCGAATTAATTGATATTTTACAAGATTACCCAAGTAACACAAAAATAAAATTTGGGGATTCTGAAGGCCTTGCAATCAGTTACGAAGATAAAGCCGGGGAAGCCGGGGTAATTGTTTTTGAGGCGTAAATGGAAGAAGATTTACATTGGTACGATCACACCGAACTCCCGGAGCTTATATCAGACAGCGAAAACGGGTTTTCGGTTGACGTATTGATTTACAACGTAAAAACAAAGGAAAGAATAATTGGGTGGTTTGATTACAACCAAATGAAATGGCTTTTTTTTGTTAGGTTATCAGGATTTGAAAAATTTAAATGGAGATACTTTACCGATGAATACGACAAACCTCAAAAATAAAATTAAGGATATTGCACAAACTCAAAATTGGGTTTTTTTAGTAGATCAGCCAAAAACATCGATGTTAAGTTTTGAAAAACAAATTGAAGCAGGGAAAAAGCCGGTAAGGATGAATATATATTACACCGCCGCGTCTTCAATCGATAATTTTAACTTAACAGTCGCAACCTGCCTCGATCATCCGAAAAAAGGTAAAACTCAATTATTTCGAAAAAAAGTTTCCGAATCACAGTTAAACGCCTTATTTTTAAACCCAAGAAAGCACACAAAAAAAGGATATTACCAAAAATAAATGAAAACCATGTCAGACGAAATTTTAATACCGTACCGCGAATTAAACGATTTTCAAAAAAACCTTTTTTTGGAAAATGCCGTTAAAGTTTTAATTAAAACAAACGAAATCCGGCAGGCAAAAATAAACGAGCTTGAAAATACCCTCGAAGTATTAAAAGAAACGGATCGTAACGCTAAAAAAGTACTGATGCAGCGCGACGAAATCAAAAACCTAAAACGATCTCGCGATTCTTATAAAGATATGTGGGAACGGGAACTTTGTAAAAACCTTAAAAACAATAACAATGGCGAAAGCAGTTAAAAAAGCACCGACAAAAAAGGAAATTTCAGACAACAGAATTGAAAACCTTACGAACGCAATTTACGACACAATAGACAAAACCGGGAAACTTGTGCCGGGGCAACTAACGACGACAGAGGTATTGAATGCCCTTTTAAGAATTGCGCATTCTTATAACGCCATGCATTTAGACCACGAAATCGCTCAATCAGTTTTAAAAGGATCGCGAAAAAAAAGGTAAAAAAACCTTTTACCAATAAAATAAAAGTTTTATATTAGCCACGCAATATTGCACAAAACAAAATTATTACATCATGTTAGAAGACATCCAAAAAGAATTAACCTCAATCTTCAAAAGTTACCCAACTGTTTCAGCGCTTACTTTTATAACAAAAAAAGGCAGTTGGGTTTTATCAGTAAAAGACAATAAAATTACATCCGGTAAAAAATCAAAGCACAACTTCAAAACGCTTTTGGATGTAATTATTTTCCTCGAAGAATTATATACTGAAACAGGTAAATAAAAAAACAATGACAGTATTTAATCAGATAGGATTTTCCAAAGATTATTACCATAACGGAAAATATATTGGCTCGGAACGGGTGCAAGATCAAGACCGCACGGAATTTGGTTATGCAGGCCGCAAAACTGAAGTATTATCGGAAACAAAGGTTTTCCGAAATAAGAAAAAAATCAAAGCAGGGGAAACGGTTGTAACAGAATTATTCCCTTTAAACGGCAGGATCATTAACAAATAAAAACATGGACAGAGTTTACAAAAAAGCCTTAATTATTTCGATACTTGATTTAATACCGGTAAACGGTAAAAAGCAAAAAAAGGAAATCATTACAAGCGTTTACTGGGCGGACGCTGATTACTTTCAAAGTCGAAGCTTCGACGTACTTTTATGCCACGCAAAAAAGGAACTGCAGCCAAAAAAATTTAAGTGTAACTCCGGGATCATAACCCGTATAAATTAATTAATCAAATGCAAACAAAAACAATCAAAAAAGTCATAACTGCAAAATTAGAGGGGTGGCTTGCATCGATTACGGACGAAAAACTTCGTAAGGATGTTCGCGGAAGCTTGTTGGTTTCCGGGGGATGTATTACTTCAATGTTTCAAGGTTTAGAAGTAAATGATTTCGATATTTACATTCAGGACATGAATGTTTTGGTAAGGCTTGCCACGTATTACTGCCCGACAAGCGTACTCGATGGCCGCAAAAAAGACGATTACATCAAAGAAAGGTTTCCGGATTATGACCCGGCAAACCCTTTTTGGCTTGACACTGAAGATCCTTACGCGCCAAAAGATTTGGTAAGGCTTGAAACCCTTAAACCGGATCAGGTTAAACTTGACATCGAAAGCGAAGGAATTCGCAAGGACGCGCCGGAAGATCCTTTAGAGTATCAGGTTGTATTTTTATCACAAAACGCCATTTCTTTATCCGGTAAAATCCAAATCGTTTTGCGTTTTAGCGGCAGCCCGGAAGAGATCCACAAAAATTTTGATTTTATTCACGCTACAAATTATTTCACCTTTAAAGACGGTTTGGTTACAAACGTGCCGGCACTTGAAAGCATTTTAACAAAGGAGTTAAAATATCAGGGCAGCCTTTACCCGTTAACTTCAATTATCAGGATGAAAAAATTCATTAACCGCGGATGGAAAATAAATGCGGGGGAAATGTTAAAAATTATGTTTCAAATATCGGAAACAGATTTAAAAGACATCAGGGTTTTGGAAGAGCAATTAATCGGGGTTGACATCGCTTATTTTGGTTTATTAATCGAGGCTTTGCAAACGGTAGAGCAGGAAAAAATTACATCCGGTTACATTAATACCGTTATCGATAGAATTTTCAATCAGTACGACGAAGATCATGAAGCTAATTTAGAAAGGGGGGAATAATGAGCGAAGCAAATAATGAAAATTTTGATCTATTTGGGGCAAAAGTTGAAAAAGACGTTCTTTTACGGGACGTCTTTTTAGAGCCACCTTTTACAGTATTAGACACCCGCGGTGGGGCATGGCGTAACCGCAAGCGATTATGGAAAAATCTTGGTATTGAATCCGAAGTAAGCAGGGAAGGAATAAACCTAATGTCGACACAGGCATTCGCCGCCGAAAAATACGGGCGTACTGCAAAGGATGAAATGTCCGGGGTTTCAATATTTGACCCGGCCTTGTGCGAATTAATGTATCGATGGTTTTGTCCGGATGCCGGAAAAATACTTGACCCTTTTGCCGGTGGATCGGTGCGAGGAATTGTAGCGGGAAAACTCGGTTATTTTTACACAGGATTAGAACTCCGGCCGGAACAGGTACACAGCAACAGGGAACAAGCCGTAAGGATATTGGGGGCAGGAAATCAAGCCGAATGGGTTACAGGTGACAGCGAAAAGACATTGGATCAAATAAAAAACCTGTCTGCAGACATGATTTTTAGCTGTCCGCCTTATTTAGATCTCGAAGTTTATAGCGACGACCCGGACGATTTATCAACTATGAAAGACGATAAATTCGAAGAAAAGTATCAGAAAATTATATCCAAATGTTTTGATAAAATAAAGGACGGGGGTTATGCCGTATTCGTTGTCGGGGATGTACGCGACAAAAAAGGTAATTATCGCATGTTTACCGAAATGACTGTTCGATGTTTTGTAAAAGCCGGTTTTAAATGTTACAATAAGGCTGTTTTACTGCAGCCAATCGGAACGGCAATGCTTCGGGCTAACAAAGTATTCGGATCAAACAAAAAACTCGTTAAAGTACACGAGGACGTTTTAATCTTTAAAAAGCATTAACCATGAAAAATATCACTATCGAAGAACATGAAGGGATTTTGGTACTGCGGGACGATCTTCTGCCGGGCGGTACAAAATCCGTACTGATGCCAAAATTAATCGGGGACGCGGCCGAATATGTTTACGCCACACCGGTTTACGGGGCTTTTCAAATTGCACTCGCTAACTATTGTAAAAGCAAAGGGATAAAAGCCACTATTTTTTGCGCAAGACGTAAAAATAAACATCCAAACACAATAACAGCAAAACAGGCAGGCGCGACGATCGTCGAAGTTGACCACGGTTATTTGAGCGTCGTGGAAAAAAAAGCGAAAGATCACTGCGAAAGAACGGGGGCTGTTAAGTTAGTTTTCGGGGCTAAAACCCCGGAAGCTATCAAAATAATTTCGGAACGATGTAAAGCAGTTATAAAGGAAATCGGAAAAGAGCCGGACGAAATTTGGTGCGCTGTTGGATCAGGAACGCTCGTTGAGGGCATCCTTGCAGCAACTAAAACCGCAAAAGTATTTGGGGTCGTTGTTGGTATTGATTATAAAAACGACCACCCGCGTTTAAATCTTATCAAATACAGAAAGCCGTTTGACAAAGTATCAAATTATAAAGCGCCTTTTCCAAGTATGGCAAATTACGATTTAAAGGCTTGGGAAATGTGCGACACATTAAGTAAATCGGAAAACTGTTTATTTTGGAATGTATGTTAAGAGATCAGGACTTATTTGGGCAGGAAATACAAAAGGACGTTTTATTAAGGGACAAATTTATTGAACCGCCTTTCAGTATTTTAGACACAAAAACCGGGACGTGGCAAAACCGTAAGCGGCAATGGAAAAACCTTGGTATTAAATCCGAAGTTGGCCGCGCTGATGAAATGACTTTTAAAGGTAACATGAAAGCCATCGATTCGTACCGGGTAAAAGAAGGCAAAAAGGCAAGCAGCGTCGAACAGGGAACTTCAATTTTTGATCCTGCCCTTTGTGAAATTCTTTATCGTTGGTTTTGCCCTGCCGGGGGGAGTATTTTTGATCCTTTCGCCGGAGGATCAGTTAGGGGAATCGTGGCCAATTATTTAGGCTTTCGATATACCGGCGTCGACATCCGGCCGGAACAAATTGAAAGCAACTACAAACAAGCGAAAGAAATTATTCCTGATAAAGTACCACTTTGGATTGTTGGGGATTCTGCAGAACAAACGGATATATTAAGAAAACAAAACTTTACAACCGATTTCGTTTTTTCCTGCCCACCTTACGCTGATCTCGAAGTTTACAGCGATTTATCCGGGGACATCAGTAATATGAAATACGAAGATTTTTTAAGGGCTTACCGAGCCATTATTTATCAAAGTTGTCAGTTATTGCGGCCGGGTTGTTTTGCTTGTTTTGTTGTGGGCGAAGTAAGGGACAAAAAAGGCAATTATTACGGCTTTGTTCCTGATACGATAAAAGCCTTTCAGGATGCAGGGCTTCATTTTTACAATGAAGCTATATTGTTAAACCCGGTGGCTTCTGCATCGATGAGGGCAGACAAACAATTTTCGGCAGGTCAAAAACTTGTTAAAATACACCAAAACGTTTTAGTTTTTAAAAAAGATGAACGATAAATTAAAAGATCACGTTATTTCAAAAGCTCTGCAGGAAGCGCTCGATGAAAAAGCAATATTAATCGAAGAAGATTTTTTCCTTGGTATTGCTGCCGAAATCGCTCGGGCGTTTTCCTTTTATTTAAGCACCCCGGAAAACATCGGTAAAATAATGGAACTATTGATACACAACGACACAAACGATCGTTTTATAAAAATCATGGTAAAACCCACGGCAGTCGACGAGGGGTTAACGTTTGAGTTAGATGCAGACGACTTAAATCAGGACGAATTTTTAGATAATTATAACCGGTTAAGCAACTCCGGGGAATACGACGTCAAAAAAAATTTTAACGATTATTAAAAATAAATCAGAAAATATTTTGCGGTTAGGTTTTTTTACCTATCTTTGTTCTGCAATAATGCACTAACAAATAAATTTTTTAATCATGGAAAACATTTTATCTAACATCGGAACACAATTTGCAGCAGTTGAAAAAATCGAAAAACAACTTTTTGACGTTGTAAAATTAAAACTGAACACAGGCCTCGAGGGTTATAACGTGCCAAAACATTACGGCGTTTTTAAAGGTACGGGGGGCGATTGTTTCGGGATCGTTGGGGATGTTTACGAGCCAACACAGCCAAAACTTATCTTATCTTCACTTGTCGAATGCGCGGCTTCTTCTGATGTAGATTTTTCCCAAATTAACTACACAGAACACAAGGGCGGAAAAATGATCCGTTTTGACGCACCGATCGGGAAAATATCATTTAAAAACATGCGCGGCCACGAAGACGAATCGATCGTTAAATTAAACGTTCAAACAGGGTTTGACGGCCACACCAAAACCACAATGTTTTTAACCACTTTCCGAATGATATGTGCAAACGGGATGAAAGCCACAAAAACAGAATTCGCGGTTTCTTACAAAAATGTAAAAGGCAACGTGGGCAAAGTTCTTTCAATGTGCGAAGCCGTATCTCAAGCAGTAAGCCAACAGGATCAACTCAAAGAACTTTATACACATTTAAACAGCATCAAAGTTGGCCAAAAAGAGGTTAACGACTTTTTGTTAAAAGTAACCGGTTTGGATCAGGCACAATATAACGAAATGAACGCGGCAAAAAGAAAAAGATTAGACGCGATAAATGAAAGCGTGGCCATTGAGTTTAACCGTACCGGCGCAACCGCTTTCGGGTTGTTAAACGGAATTACACATTATACAAACCACGTAGTGGATGCAGAAAACCGCCAAGACTATTTATACATCGACAGCGGGGTTGAATTAAACGACAAGGCTTTGAAATTTGCTTTAGAGTTAAGCTAACATAAAACAACGGAAAGCCCTTTACCGGGCTTTCCTTTTTTGTATTATTATGGACAGAATTTTATCAGCACCAAATTACAGATTAGACGTATTTGATGAAATTAAAATTATCAGTATTGAAGATCTAAATACAGGGGGCATTTCCTTAACAAATAACATAGAAAGCGTTATGCAGGATGTTCGGGAAATATGCTTAAAAATCGGTCTTAAAATAGACGGTTTTCAGATCATTTACAAAGACAGCATGGGGATATGGGACGGCTTCGGACAAAACAGCGAAACATTTATACCGTACCAAGAAACCTGCCGCCACTGCGCAATAAACAAAGCAATATCTAAAAATTAACATCATGCGAGAAAGATTTGAAAAAAGAACATTAACAGGCGCTATAAACGTAAAAATGGACGACGCTAAAGGTATTTGGCGTGGTGATAAGGAAAAAATAGTAGCAGCAATAACAATGATCTCCAATGAATATCAAAAAGCCGGTTATGTTTTAACCTTACGCCAACTTTATTATCAGTTAGTTGCTCGCGATATAGTTCCAAATCATGACAAGGTTTATAATAAAATTTCCGCAATAAAAGACGATGTGGTTTATAGCGGTTTAGTTGATTGGGATGTCTTTGAAGATAGGGGAAGAATTCCAATACAGGCTTATTATGAAGATAGTGTTGAGGATGCGTTAAGTAGAACAATAAGTAACTATTATTTAGACCGACAACGTGATCAGGAAAACCATATTGAAGTTTGGACTGAAAAAGATGCAATTTCGAGCATTTTACGTAGGGTTACTGATAAGCACACAATAAGATTGGTGGTAAATAAAGGATATACTTCGAGCACCGCAATTTACGCCGCTTATGAGCGTTTTATTAACTCTATAGCATCCGGGCAAAAACTAAGAATATTATATTTTGGCGACCATGATCCATCCGGAATAGATATGATCAGGGATATTAAAGAGCGGTTAATGTTTATGTTTTGTAACGGCGAACAGTTTTATAACAATATGCACGAAGAAATAGATAATTGGTGGGATGAAAACGAATACACCATTTTTGATATAGCCTCTTATTCTGAAAAATATGATATTGTGGCCAAGTTAGCTTATGAAGATAACAGTAAGGCAGAAAAATTATTTGATAGCGGTAAAATAGAAATGTACATCGATGAAAAGCAACTTTTTGAAGTTATACCTGTAGGTTTGACAATGGATCAAATTAATTTATATAAACCGCCACATAATCCTGCAAAAATTACCGATCCGAGGGCAAAGGGTTATATCAGGCAGTTTGGTAAAGTTTCTTGGGAAGTTGATGCTTTAAAGCCGGAAATTATGATCGATATTGTACAAAAAGCAATAAATCAACAAATGAACCACGTAACATTTGAAAAGATTATAGACCGTGAAATAGAAGAAAGAAACAGCATAAAAAAAATGTTAGATAATTTAAACGATAATGGAAATTAAAAAGTACTGCCCAAGCAACGGGACGGAAGGAATGATGTTCATGTCCCAATTTTGTGATCAATGCGAGCATGAAAAGTTTACGCATACACAGGATCACGACGACAAACAATGTCCTATTTTAAGCGCTACAATGGTAAACGATCCGAGCGACCCGGAATACCCGGAAGCTTGGACGTATGACGAGGCCGGAAATCCTACCTGCACCGAATTTAAGCAGCACACTTGGCGAGATCCTTTCACGGACGAACTGATAGAACCGGAAGATGTAGAAGAAACAAACGACCCGGATCAACTCGATTTATTTAACGATCAGTAAACTATAAAATTATGGCTTTTAAAGTACCTAACAAATACCGTGACAGAATAACACCCGGAATAAGATCGACAGACGATCTCGGTTGTAACGGCATGTTTATAATACCGCATTTCAGAATTAAAGGTTATCAGTTACGGGTTATGGCTTCCGACGGAATGGGTTGGGAACATGTTTCCGTTACTGTAGCTCCGATTAATAAGCACGCTACTCGCTGCCCTACTTGGGAAGAAATGTGTTGGGTAAAAGATCAGTTTTGGGACGACACCGATTGCGTAGTTCAGTATCACCCACCGAAATCCGATTACGTAAGTATGCACCATTTTTGTCTGCACATGTGGCGGCCAACAGACCACACTTCGGTTATGCGCGGAATCGCGGTAACTGTTTTTATTATCGACGGGAAATACTCCTGTAAAATCGGAAACGGTTATTATAATTGGAATTGTGATAAACCGGAATTTGATCAACTGCTACAGGATCGTTTAACCGAAATTTACACATCAGCAATAAAACAGGAAATAAAGGAAATCCACAAAGTATTAGCAAAAAAACAACTTTAACCTAATCAATAAAAAATGGAAAGAATATTTAAGCAGACCGAAATCATCGCGGAGCTCGATGTTTTAGCAGTAGGTCAAAAAATCAACAAAAAGAACTTAATTATTCGGTTATACGGAAAATTTGATTTCTTTATTTCACGAAGCTTCGACGTGGTTTACTGCAAAGCCAAAAAAAACTTACCGGAAAAAAAGTTTAAATGCAATTCCGGATTAATAACCAGGATAAAGTAAAATATCATGGATGCAGCAGTTTCGACAATCGGATTATTATTTCTGATACGTTATAACTTTCAAAGTGTATCAGCTACAAAAAAGGCCAACAGGCCGTTATATTGTACGAGAAATCCGTTTGATGATTGCGGAACGTATTATATACGCCGCTTTTAATATAATGCCGGAGGGCAAAGAAAAAACACAATTAGCCGAATTTATTATATCGTACGTCGATAAAATAAGAGGCGAAAACTAAAAATTTAACCTTAATACAGCATGAAAACAGAAATTAAACAGGCTTACATCGATCTATTTGGTGAAAAAGTGTTCCCGGAAATCGAAAAAGGTATTGATGAAGAAGGATGGTACAGCAACGAAAGGAACGGCGCTTGGCTTCCGATCAGTAACGAACACTTAAAAAAAATTGAGTTTAACGATAAAAAAGATTTTCGTCCTTTATCTTTATCAAATAACGGAAAGATCGAACCGGGTGGTTCTGATAAATCCCAAGAGCCAATTTTATTAGGTAAAAAAAATCCGGGAATAACGCTCGAACAAATACAGCAAGACATTAAAGACAAAAAGTCGACACATGTTTATTATTCATCCCGTACCCTTTGGTGGACACATCTTGAAACCGATTTGAAAGAGGCAACCGATACAGGAAAGATTTACACGCAAAACCTTTTGGAAAGGATGTTAAACGATCCAACAGTTTCAAACGAAAAAAAGGACGAGATCGAAAAATACATTGGAATAATGCAGCGCAGCCACGAAAATCACCCGGAAGGTGGTGTTCCTACTGATCCAACCGGAGCGCCGTTGCTAATGATAGACAACCCACAAAAATGGATCGACGAAGCATTGGCCAAACCGGATCATTTCGGAAAGCACCAAATCGATGCGTTTATTAAAACACACCACAGAAACGGCGGAGAATTGTTTTTTTCATGGGAAACCGTTAACCGCTACATCGATGTCGAAATATTAAACTTGCAAACAATAAAAAACAGTACTGATGAAAAATAAGATGATAACAGCCGCGTACGGGTTTTTTGGCTTTGCGAATTTAGCTTTTGGTATATACCTTTGCGTAAACCTTTCCGGTAACAATAGCGCAGGTTATTATATTGCTATCTTATGCAATGCTGTAGGTGGCGGAATACTATCGGCTAACTTTTTAATCCGGGCTTTTAGGATAAACTTATAAATTTGCTCAAATACCACTTTTACCCGACTCCCGACCTGATAAAACAGAGCTCGGGAGTTTTTTTATCAAAATAGGTAAAAAAAATTACTTTTTATTTTGTAGATAGGTTTTTTTACCTATCTTTGTGTGGTAATAATGCAATAACAAATATCAATTTATCATGAAAAACACTTTTAAAATAGCAAACGAACACGCTAACGAATTAATTGAAGCTATCGATTTACACGACATCGAGCAACCGGTATCGATCACAGAGGGCGAATTTAATACTCGATTTGTATTTGAAGATTTAGCCGACGAAGAAGTACAACAAATTGAAAGACTAATCGATAACATCCAATCACGTTAATATCATGAAATCAACTATCTTTAAAAACGCGTGGAACTTAGTAAAAACTTTGGGTATCACATTAAGCAGCGCTTTATCAATAGCTTGGGGAGAGTATAAAATCGACAGCCTTACTAACGACCTGATTGTTGCACAGGGAAAAGCATTTAGTTACAAAGAACAAACTGCAATCGAAACCGAAATGGCTGTTTTAATCCGCAAGGTAAACGCAGTAAAACCGTGCCACGTTTGTTATAAAAATGAAATCGATAACTCCGGCGCTGCTGCTTACTACGGTGTTGGAAGATACTGCGGCGATTAATCATGGCACGAGGTACAAAACCAACACACAATCCGGCCGAAGTATTTGATAAGTACCTCGGCCTAATAAAAAAAGGATTTAAGAAACAGGAAGCAGCCAAAAAATGCGGTATATCGCGCAGTTATCCCGGCCGCAACTTCACAGCAGAACAAAACGCTGTTTTGGATCAGGAATATTATAAACAATCTTATCGAGGAATGACAAACAGGCCACCCGGATAAAACCGGGCTTCGGCGGTGGGAATAATCCCTTAATTTAAACATCAGCACTATGAGGCCAATTAACGTAAAAATGACATCACAAAATACAGGCGCGGTTTTAATGAACTTTGACGAAAACGGGGAGATCGAAGATTTACTCGCGGAAGGTTTGTTAAGGTATGGAGGTACTGTATCAGGAAATACTATAAACTGCAAAATAAAAGGACACCCGGTAACTGTAACTTTTACCGAAAAAGTAATACAACTGCATACCCAAAAAATATCAAACGTTTTCCGGGATAAGTTTAAAGAATACGCCAAAACACATGCAATAACTTACGAGTGTGGCGATCTTAAAAAAGGCGATATTATACAATTTAGAAACGGTTATGGCTTTTTAATGGAATCCGAAATACTCGGCTTTGATGAAGACGGCCGCGTGCATCCACTTTGGGACTGTTATTGGGTTTCAATAGATATAAAAGAACGTCAGGTAAAAAAACTATACTGATGTAAGTACAGGAGTTAAACACAGGAGCACATAAGATAAGTACAGAACCCGGCCGGATAACGCCGGGTTTTTTGCTGCTGCTGATATACGCCGAAAAACACCGCTTTTATATAAGAAGTACATAGAGCAGAACAACACCGCGAGCGAAGCTTCGCAGAACCTACAAATCAAAAAAAAGCCTGTAAATCAGTTAATTAACTTTTACGCGACGATCAAAGGCTGCGAAACAACGGTAACGTCGTTACACTTTGGAAAAATCGTTATATTTACAGCCTAAATAATAACGAAATGGAAAGGGAAGACATTTCAGATCAAACACCGGGAAGCAAACCGCGTGGAACTGATGAAGCGGCCACGTGGTCAAAAAGGGAACACTTTACCCTCGAACAGATCGAGTTGGCATTTATACAGGCTAAAGGCATCGTTTCTGATGCAGCCAAAAAACTAAAGATCGACGGCAAACCGATAAGTCGTAAAACCCTCCACGATTGGATAAACCAAGAGCCTGCTATAGCCGAGTTTCAACAAAACGGCCGCGAGGACTTATTGGATTTAGCCGAAAGTAAGTTGATAACTAACATTCGTAAAGGCAAAGAAAACTCGATCATTTTCGCATTAAAAACCCTCGGGCGTAATCGCGGCTTCGTTGAACGTATAGAATACGCCGAACATCAGGAGCAGGAATTGTTCCCGGATGCAGAGCACGAACCGGAGGAAGAAATCGATGAAACGGATTTTGACGAAAACGAAGAATAAACCAACGATTTACTATGGCTATATTACGGGAACGCCGGGTAAGTACGCTCAATAAATACAGGCGTACAAAAGCGACAAACCGAATCCTCGGGATGCGTAAGCGCTTGCGTATTGTACAGGGCGGTACATCGGCCGGGAAAACGTATTGTATTTTGGCTATCCTGATAGATCGCGCAGCAAAAACTCCGGGTATTGAGATCTCGGTTGTATCGGAAACGATGCCACACCTTAAAAAAGGTGCAGTTAAGGATTTTAAAAAGATCATGCACCAAACCGGCCGTTGGAAAAGATCACATTGGCACGAAACAGATAAAAAATACACTTTTAATAACGGCGCTTATATCGAATTCTTTAGTGTTGACGACGAATCAAAGGTACGCGGGCCGCGTAGGAACGTCCTTTACGTAAACGAGGCCAACAATATCAAATGGGAAACGTTTTACCAATTGCTGATCCGTACCGATCGCGAGGTTTACATCGATTATAACCCGGTAGCTGAGTTTTGGGCACACACTAAAGTAATGCCTAAAGCCAACGCGGAAACGCTGATACTTACCTACAGGGATAACGACGCACTTCCGAAAACAGTTGTCCGGGAGCTTGAATCAAACTTGGCGCTCGCTTACTATAACCCTAAAGGCGACCGTAATGATCCGGCAAACATCAAAAACCCGTTTTGGGCTAATTGGTGCAAAGTGTACCTCGACGGCCTTGTTGGTGGTTTACAGGGTGCAGTATATAACGATTGGAAACAGGTTGACGACATACCTGCAGAAGCCCGGTTACTTGGTTACGGATTAGACTTCGGATATAGCAACCACCCCACGGCGCTTGTGGCTGTTTATTACAAGGACGGCCAATACTACTTTAAACAATTAATTTACCGCACCGGATTAAAGTCAAAACAGTTGGCCACGCAAATGGAAGAATTAAAGGTTAGTAAGTTCTTACCGATCTTCTGCGATAGCGCCGAGCCAAGAATGCGCGACGAATTAATCGAATACGGTTTTGAAGTAATTGGGGCGGCCAAGGGCAGCGATTCGATAAACGCGGGTATTGACATCCTGCAATCAATTACGATTAACGTCACAAAAGATTCGACCGAAACAATTACAGAACTTCGTACTTATGTATGGGCAAAGGATAAGCAGGGCAAAGATACAAACGACCCGATTGACGACTTTAACCACGCGCTCGACGCGATCCGTTACTTTGCGATCATGAAGCTTGGTATGGTTAAAAGGGGTGACGTTGTAAGTGTATCGTATGAATAAATTATTATATTTGTATCAGAATTGTTTTCATGTTGTACTGAGATTAAAGCAGCAGAACCCCCGGTTAGCCATGACGGGGGTTTTGTGCGTTTGGTAAAATAGTTATAAAAATATTTTGACTGTAAATCTTTTTACCTATATTTGTGTCTGCAATAGTGCAGCAGTACAAAAAAACAAAACAATGAAATTACAGGAAATACTCGATTTCCGGGAAGAGCATCCCGTACCAAGTACCACACACTTTATAACCTTGGATGAATGGAAAGATATTGCACCGGTAATATTTGAACATTTTACAGAATTCCGAGCTCAAAAAAGGTTACGCGCCTGCCTGCCTTACAAATACAGAACAAACGCGGCGCTCCCGTTTATTATGGTTGAACTTACAATCTCAAAATAATATGGAAGCAATTACACAAGCCACGCCCGGATGCCGTTTTTTTATAGTTTATCAGTTTTCCGATAAAACAATTACACAGGGTTTGTATTTATATGATTCAATCGAAATGGCCAAAAATCAATATGCTTTTGGGGTATGGCAGCCAAAAGGAACAAAAGCAGCAACCCAAAACAATCAAGATCATGGAAATAAAAGTTAAGGGATGGAACGCGATTGTCGGCCGTATGAGCGAGCCGGTTACGCTTGAGCAGTTATACAAAACAGAAAACGTTCAATTTCAGAATATTGTTTGGCTGCAATACACCGGGGTAAATGATGTTTTTGACGTCGAAATCTATTTAGGGGATATTTTAGAACGCGAGGAGATCGGTTGTAATGGATCATACCACGCACGCTATAAAGTTATTTACGAAAAAGGCGCTTTTTGTTTGCAGGTTATTAGATCGCAAGTATTAAAAAAAGGCGCTGTCGTGCATTATTTAAAAAACTGTATCAGGATCGGGGATATTTATACAACCCCGGAAAAAATAGCAATATAATGGCCACGATCAGCGAAGCACAAAGATTGGTAAAAGAAGCCGTTTATCAGGCCGACAAAGAAATAGATCTTTACAAAGAGTTTACCAAGTATCAGTGGCCGGATCTTACCAAATACGATTTGGTAAACGGTGGAAAACTACCTGCCGGGGAAGTTTGCCCGGTATGCAGTACTTACAACAAAACAGGACTTTTAAATTGTATAACATGCGGTAATAAAATTGTAAATCGATGAAAGTAATTAAAGACGAACCGGAAAAAAGAATGACAAAGTGGCAAATTATTAAATGGGTATTTTTAGAATTTATTGAATATATCCTTTTATTGGGAATGTGGTTTTGCCTTTTTGCTTTGTTGTTTATAATTGCCTTGGAGATATTAAAATAATCAATTACTAACTTTTACGGGATGCCGTAAGCAAAAACACAAATTATGGGGAACGGAAAAAATCATTACCTTATCATAAAAGGGGAAACAGGCCGGTTTCATTTTAACATGATGGCTAAAAACGGAAAGGTAGTTGCAAGCAGCCGCACGGTAAAAACGAAAGAAGACTGCGAAGATCTTGCGCAAAACGCCAAAACAATATTGCAAGATGAAAGCCGGTTTATTATATCGGAATCAAAAGACAAGCAATTTTATTTTATCGTTTACGATGCCGGCGGGGTTATGCTGATCCAATCGGAAATTTACAAAAGACGTGGAAACGTAAAAGAGTTTCGGCCATGCATAACGCGCCGACGTTATTTGATTACACCACAAAGATCGGTTAAAGTAACCGGTTTAAGACAGATGCTTGGGGTGAGTGCGACTTGTTATTTATAGCAGGATGTTCCCAAGGAAGAAAACGCCATAACAGGCGTTTTTTTTGTTTTTGTTGTTTATAACGAAAAATGTATAACTTTGTGACACTACAAATAGCGAGGGGAAGCTAAAAAAATCATAAAAATATTTATTAATTTAAAAAAAAAAGACTTATGGATTGTAACTGTCCGGAATCAAGCAGCCTCGTTGAAATCGTTGCGGAGGCTTGTGGAGTTGATTTAAAACAGATCCAAAGACTTGCCTTTCAAAGACACCAAGCCACGCCGTCGTTCGACGCGACAACGGTTTTGGATTTAGCAGAATGGCAGGCTTTATTGGCTGCAACAGATGCCACAAAAATTGTCATTACACCAAAATTGGGTGGTGACCCTGTAATTGCAGCAGGTGAACCGATTACAACAGGCGGTGGGGATAACAGCACAATGAACGGCGTGGAAGAAGTAGAGGGTACAAACCCGGCAAACTTTACAGCGTTTTTCAAATCGTTATCAACAGCGGCCGAGGTATCGATGAAACCATTAAACTGCGAAAAAGCGCTGACCGTTTACCTTATTTTACAAGGCGGTCGAATTGGATGTTGGAAAATTGAAGGTACACCTGATAATTATACCGGCATGCCAATACAATCTTTCTTCCTTTCCGATCGTAATAACGAAGGATATGGTACAAAAGACAGACACAATGTTCGTTTTTCACTTGAGGCAGGGTACTCGGAAAAACTTGACATCGTTACCCCTACGACGTGGAATCCTTTAACTGATTTATAAGATGAGCAACACAGTAGACACAAACGCGACAGTTAAGTTAGTAAAGATCAAACCGGGCAAAGATGCACCGAAAGAAACTAACGAAAGAACCTTTCCTTTAAATCATGCAAAAGCCTTACTCGCTATCAAAAACAGCCAATGGAAAGTTGCTGACGATTCCGGGTACAAATACGAAGGTGGCGAGCTGATTAAAGCGGACAAAAAATAAAACTTTTCCGAAAATGAAACTAACCCAAGCACAAGCGGCCGACGTTTTGGCTGCGCCAAGACACCGCAAAGAATTAAGATCCGTTAAACGGCTTGAATCCCAACTTCGTGTTGTAACCGAGGACATGGATAAAGAGGAAATACTTGGGGAAGATTATTGGACGGAACTGATGCAGACAATGAAATCGCGCTCGCCGAAAAAGTTCGAGCGCGTTTTTTCGTTTGTACGTTACCCGCTGCCCGTGGTGCAAATATCCGACTCAATCCTTACCGATTTTTACAAAGTGTTTGAAGGCAAAAACCGCCATTTCAATATCGATGCCGACCGCGATGTTACGAAGCTTCGTCGATGGGTTGAAACGGTAAATTTGGACAAATGGATCGAAGACAACGGGAAAGAAGTTTACAAAAACAAGCCATGCAGTTTTGTTGTAATTGATAAGGATGAAGCAGGAAACCCTTATTTGGTTTTGGTAGATTCTGACAGGATCGTCGACGCACACTTTAAAAACACAAAAGGCGAATTAAATTACATCGCTTTTATTCATTCCGTAAGGGACGAAAACGGGGTGCAGGTTGTACGCTTTGCGGTTTACGATACTGAAAATTATCATTTATTTGATCGAAGCGAAAACGACGGCCAATATGTTTTTGTTCAATCCATACCGCATAAAATTGGGTACTGCCCGGCCACTGCATTTATTGCAACCCCTACAAACAGCAAAAACCCATTTAAAAGACGCGTGGCGTTTTCGAAAGCATTAGCGAGCCAAGAGGATTGGACGCTTTTTGATATTTACCGAAATTACGTGGATCATTACGCTCCCTTTCCGGTAACAGAATCAGCGAAACCCAAATGCCCAAACCCGGATTGTCAAAACGGTAAAATCAGTAAAGAAGTTATTATTACCCAAGTGCCTCTGCAGACAGAAAAAAGATGGTACGACTGCCCTGCCTGCGAAAATAAAACCGATCATATTTTCCCCGGCACTCATATTGGATTACAAATTTCACCAAGCAAAGAAACCAAGGACGCCGCCGGTATTTTTAGAATGATATTCCCGGAAACAGATGCCTTGGAATATACCCCGAAAAAACTTGACGACTTGGAAATCGACATCAGGAATAAAACGGTCGGGTTAAACATGATGCAGCAGGTAAATGAAGCAGTAAACACAATGCAGTTAAAAGGATCGTTTACGAGCATGGAGTCGGTTTTAATCCGTACAAAATCGGATCTTGACACTTTGTGGAAATGGATTGTAAAAACGATTGGCCAAGTATATTACCCGGATGCCTTAATCAAGTTGGACGCAAACTTCGGAACGGAGTTTTACCTTGTAACCGAAGAAGAATTGCAAAAGCGTTTTCAAGCAGCTAAAACGGCCGGATTACCGCAAGAGGAATTGGTTTTGATTTACGAACAGATTATCGATACTAAATACAAAGGCAATCCAAATAAAGTAGCGCGCCAAAAGCTATTATTACAACTTGATCCATTACCGATGTACACCGTTAACGAAGTAATTAATTTACAGGGTAAAAATTTATTTGATCCTGCAGTTATCTCAATGAAACTGAATTTTGTTAGCTTTGTAAATCGTTTTGAGTCAGAAAATGCACCGATTACACAATTTGGCACAAATTTAAGCCCTGAAGCCCGTATTAAAAAAATCAAACAGGAGTTTGAGTTTTACAATAAGGAAGCCATCGCAAAAATACCGAAAGAAGAAAAAGTAGTAGAAACCAAATAATTATATCATGAGCACAAAAACAAAAAAAGTAATCGCGTTAATTGGCGCGAGTAATTACGGAAGCGCTTTCAAACAAATGGAGGCAATCGATAAAGATTTGGCCAAAAAACTTCCGAAAGAAGTTGCCGAATCAGACGCAAATCATTACGTGGTTGCGTTGGTGAAAAGACAGCATATTGTGGAGCAGGAACGTTATGAAACTTCCTTTAACCTGCAACAATACGGCGAAAAAGGTTTTTTGAAGATCAGCAAAAACTTCAAAGTTTTAGGGTTTAACCGTGTAATTGTTTTACATGAGCCGCAAGGTAAACCGGAAAAAGTTGTGGTTAACACTGCAGAAGAAGTAACCGGGACTTTTGATCCGGAAGCAGAAAGAGCAAGAATCAAAGCCGAATTGGAGGCCGATAAAGAAGCCGAAATTAAAGCAGAAGTCGAAAGACGTTTGGCTGCATTAGCACCGGCAGCGCCGGCAGCACCGGCCGAAGAAAATGATCCTAAAAAACTCGATTTATCAGCGCTTGACGCAAAGGCGTTAAAGGATTTCGCCAAAAAGAATAAAATCGACATTACAGGGTTAGAAACCGAGGCCGACGTTTTAAATGCTTTACAAGCGTGGCAAAACGAAAAAAAATAATATATTTGCGTTAATTAACAACCATTAAAAAGGGAAAAAAATGGATTTACAGGCAATTTTAGACGCTATTGGGACAAACCCAAGTTTGATCGACGGATTAATTCAACCGATCATGGACTCCGATAAGGGGAAAACGTACATAACAAATCGATTAAAAACAGAAGTCGACGCTGTTATCGGTGAAAAAATTAAGGAAGTTCACGACAAGACTGACGCAATCGTTTTGGAATTATTAGGCAGAAAGCCGAAGGATTTGGAAGGCGGCAAAAAGCAAAAGTCTTATGACATGATTAACGAGATTTTGAAAGAACACAAGGAACTCCTCGAAAAAAAGGATTTACTTGAAAAAGATCCGGCAATCGAAGCGCTGAAAAAGCAAGTTGAAGAACTGCAAAAAAAGGGTGGCGGGGAATTAGTTCAAAAACTATTCGATCAGTCAAAAGCCGATTGGTTAAAAGAAAAAGAAGAATTAACGAACCAAATCACAACCTTACAAGGGGAAGTGGCCACATCAGGATTTAAAAACCAAATCGCGACAGCAATCGCGGGCATCAAGTTTAAGGATGGTATTGACGAAAGTTTACAAACCATGATTAAATCAAACGCCGAAGCAGAATTGTTGAAAAATGTAAAAAGCGAGGGCGGAAAGATAATTTTTTACGATGCAGACGGGAAAGCGATCGTAAATAAAACAACTTACGAGCCGGCAACGGCGGAGGAAGTTTTGGCCAATTTGCCGTTTGTAAAAGCGGTAATTGGTACAGCGGAAACAGGAGGCGGAGGGGGAGCTGCCACTGAAATCCAAAAGGGATCTATTAAGACGATAAAGGTCGAAGGGAAAGACGATACCAAAAAACTCGTTTTACCGGCCGGTAGTTTTACTACCAAATCTCAATTTATTGAAGTAGCTGAAAAGGCGCTGATTGAATCAGGGATAACCCGCCGGGACGAAGATTGGGATAAATTAAAAAACGCGGCTTATACAGAGAACGAAGTAGACAAACTCCCTGATTAATTAAACTTTAAAAACAAAAAAAATGTCTTTAGCAAAAACTTATTTACAGGACATCCGTGTTAAGTTCCCTTCGAACCTCGACAGTCACGAAAACAGGGTAACCCAAACCGGTTTATTGACTGCAGCGTTGGCCATGACAAAAAGCCCGGCCAGCATCGTGTCTGCAGACTTGCTCGAAAAGGCCGAAAAATCAAATGGTTTGAACCTTGATGTTCCGGTTATGAAAAAAGGGGTTGTAACGATTTCCAACGTGAGATCGTGTACAATTAGCGGCGGCAGATCCGAAACGGATTTGGTAAGAATTACTTTTAAAACCGTGCGCGCTGATATTTTACTCGTGCCATCGGAGTACGAAAAAAACCAAGTTAAATACTTGCAAGATTTAGCCAAGCATTTGCGCGAAATCGCGGAAGCGTTTAAGGTAGAAATCGAAACGGATTTGGACACGGCCTTGGATGCTGCCAAATCGCAAGTTTACGGAAGTGCAATCGTTGGAACAACTTATGCCTTCACCGGGGGAGCAATCCAAGTTCCGGAATCAAGACAAAAACGTTTCTTTAACGATTTACAGGCTATCAATTTCGCCGACGATTTTTATGAGCCAAGATCGAAAGTAATTTCGAGCCATACGATCATGCCAACAGTATCTTGGTACATTAACCAAGGGAAAGATAATGCCGAAAACACTTCTTTCCAATTCGCTGATAAAGATTTCACGTTTTCAAACCGTGTTGATGTAGACGGCGACGCTTTTGGTACAGGTTATTGGATGCCTGACGGATCATTAGGTTTTATTACCCGCATCGATCCGGACGCAAGATTAGCCCACAAAGCCGGCGACGGTACAGAGTGGATGGAAGACACAATTCCGGGGCTTCCTTTCCCTGTGGGTATCATGTTTAAATCAAAATGTGACGATAAATCAGCATTGGAAGAAGCAGGTTTAGCACATTTAACAGCGACGTTGGTAAATCAATGGCAAATCTCTTTCGACTATGCTATTGTTACGCCTTACAACAGCGACAACACAACCAAACCGAGCCCAATTCGTAAGTTTGAGTTCGTTGCTGACGAAACGCCTTAAAAACTTTTACTTTCATGATAAAAGCCTTATCTCATTAATGAGGTGAGGCTTTTTTTTTAAACCTTTAAATTATGTTTGACATCACTAAATTAAAACCGGCTTACAAAAACCTGATCGGATGGCGTGAACACCACGATACGGCCGAAATCGATATTGACAGCGATTTGGTTGAAAGCGAATCAGGTGAATTTTACCAAGATTACCACCCGGCCTTGCGTTTGGATTACATCAGCGCAATTTTACCGGAAAATCAAAATCTTGAGGAATATCTTCTGCAGAAAACAGAATCAGCGTTGGCCAAAATGTTTAACGATTTTTTACAGTCGCGCCAAACAGAACAATTCGGGAAAACTTTGCTCGAACAGGCACAACTTTTAAACCGTACCGCTTGGGGCGCTGATAAGATTACAAACATGAACCGTTTCGTTGGTTACCAAATTGCCGTGATGGATGTTTCCGGGCTTGAGGCGGTAATAAACGAAATCGGGTTACAACTTGACGGCGCTGATACGATCAGGGTATATTTATTTCACAGCGAGCAGGAAGACAGTTTGCAGGATTGGGAAATAACAACTACCGGCCGCGGCACGACTTGGAAAGTACTTGATGAGGTTTTGGCTTACATGGTGAGCGAAGAACGCCACGGTGGGGTTTACGTTCTTGGATATTACCAAAACGAATTAACAGCGGCCGCAATCAATTACACTAATTTTAATTGGGATGTTGGGGAGTGCAGCGGTTGCGGAACAAATTATTACAACCTTTGGACGTCGATCCGTAAACATTTTTTTGTTTATCCTATTTACTGCCCGGCGGCATCATTACCGGCCGACGAAGAGGGTAACATCGTTAAAGGAAAAATGTTCGATTTATCAAAAGCGTTCCCGGCCAACGATCAGTCTTGGGGGATAAACTTGAAATTTACAGTACGTTGTAATTTTACCGAGTTTTTTATCCAAAACCGTTGGGCGTTTAAAAACTTACTTGGTTTGCGTGTCGCTTTATCGATTTTGCAGGATATGAAATTTTCACAGGAAATAAACGCGATCGAAGAAAGCCTTAAAATGATGATTATTCGCGATTTGGAGGGCGACAAGGACACAAAGGCGCTGACATTAGATCAGCAGTATAAAAACGAACTGAAAGCGGTTAAATTTAATACCGAGGGCATAAATAGTCGCTGCCTGCCTTATCAGAACGAAAATATAATGCCGACGATCGGAGCAGTTTAAAAATGTTTGCAGCACAAAAAAGATTCATAATGGGTTTGGATCAAAGGGTAAATAACTCTTTGCGGGAAAGTATTGAGTCTTTTGATTTTGTCATTAAGGAAATGATAACCGAAAAACAGTTATACGAAAAAGGGGAAGACGGTAAGAAAAATAAATTAGCACCTTATACCCTTGGGTATGTTAGAATAAAAATTAAACTGAATCAGCCTTACGATCGTACAACGTTAAAATTAAAAGGGGATTTTCACGCAAGCGTCGAAGTAATTGCTTACGAAGATCGAATGGAGATCCGTTCCGATGTTAAGCACGCCAAGTGGTTAGTAAAAAGATACGGGAAAAACATATTAGCACCGCAAGCGGAAAACATGCGGGAATTTTTCGTGAAATATGTTATCCCGGATTTTAGGAAAAGATTGCTGTCTGATATTGCAGCGATAAAAAACCGATAACGAAGCCACGACAACAGAAAACCGGGTTTATTTAAACGAAGTGCCTTTTAAACGAGGCACAATACCGGAAAAAGGATTTCATAGGCTTAAAAACAATATTTTAATAAATTAAAAAACGTATTATGGCGGAATTGACAAACTTACAAAACAAGGTTTTCGAAATAGTTAACCCGGTTGAAATCGATGCAGCAGTCGAAAAAATGCGGCAGGCGTTTTCCAATTTATCTTGGCTTTCGCATCCTTACCACATCGCTCAAAGGTTTTATAAAGAAACCGAAAAAGGGGCTTTTTATTACCCGGAAACGTATATATCAAAAGCGGACGGGGATATTAAAAAAGAACCTTATCACAGGTTAACCCCGGACAGCGATTATACCGGAATGATATTTTTTATGGTCGGCAAAAGCACACCGGGCAGCAAAGGGAACGATTTTACTAATTACCCGGTTTCAATTATTGGCTCGGCAAACCTTAAAAAAATAGATCCTGTAAAATTGAAAAAGTATCTTTTTACACAAGAGCTCATAAAATCAATAAAGGATATTATTTACAATAACGAGGAAAGCGTTTGGGACTTTAGTGTTGAAATCATATCGGAAACCCGAGATTTAAGGGAAACGTACCGGGAGTTCGTACTTGATAAAATTGAAAGTTACAACCGCGCACCGCTGCAATGTTTTAGGATCGATTTACTTGTCACACTACAAAAGGAATGCTCATGATACAGAATATTTTAATCGTTTTTGGTTTGTGCCTCTTTGTTGAAAATCTTTTTCACAAATGGGGCATTTGGCGTCAATTAAACGAGTTTAGTGGCCGGGTAAAATATAAATTTTTGTATCAGTTGTTTCAGTGCAATTGGTGCATTTTATTTTGGTTATCGGTACTGATGTCTTTATTTATTAATTTAGCAATAGAAAGCCGGGCAGGTAACTTAATTGTTCCGTTTGTTGTGGCCGGATTGTTAACTTTAAAACCCAGACAATGATCTTTGAGTACAAAAATAATGATACGAAAAAAAAGCACCAAATCGAAGTTTACGACAGCGTGCAAAACTTACCGATCAAACGCTTTCAAAAGTTCAATAAATACCAAATGATTGCTGCAGAGATCGGAAACAGTTTTTCCGATTACGACGCAAGGACAGCAAAAACGTTGGAGTTTTTGAAAAAGGATATGGTAAAGGAAGCGATACAGGAATTGGAAAACAGGCGGCAAACTGTTTTTAACGCAATGAATGAATTTACGCCTTTTGGAAGATCCTTTGCGGTACTTATTAAAAGAATCGATGAAGTAAATTATATCGGGTACACCCCGGACGACTTGGATCGCATTTTAATACACCTTGAGGAAATCGGTTTTGATGTAGAAACGGCAGTTGATAAACTTGTCGAAGTAAAAAAAAAAATTGATTTAGAGCTAACCGTTTACTTTCCAAGGTTTTTTAAAAAATCGGGGTTTGATGAAAACACAGCGCTCCGGGTAAGTGTTTTAAATATGCAATGTGACGAAATCATTTATAAAAGGGATTTCACAGAAAATATTTTTACAGTAGAAAAGGAAATGTTAGAAAACTCAAAGCCTAACATTTGGAACGTACACCGGGAAGGCAATATGGAGCGAACGCTCGAAGTTGATTTTGAAAAGTATGCAACGTCGATAAAGGAACACATCGATTTGGATATAGAAACCACAACCACGTTCACGTTTTACGCTACGGTGGAGCATTTAATAGAAAAGTTAACCCCAAACGAGGATTAATATGGAAAATATAATTGTAAAATACAGCGAGTTTTTTGAGGACGACGGCGGTTTTAAAAAGGTACTGTCCGATTTTGATACTTTGGGCGAGCAGTTAGTAGGCAAGGCACAAAAGTATAAAAAGGATATAAACGACGCATTCGCTACAATGAATTTGTCCGCGTTAAAAGAGGGGGAAAAAAACATCGTTGGGCTGTCTGCAGAGTTTAAGGAATTAAACGATTTAAAAAAGCGTTTTACCGATTTAGAAAAGCAATACAGCGAAGCAGCAAAACAAAGCAAAAGGGCAACCGATGAAAGCACCGAGGCCGTAAAAAAGCGCACAAGGGAAGAGGTTTTGCTTGCAAGGGAACAACAAAGCCGGGCAGACGCGGAAATAAAGAAAAACGGTCTTTTGTTTTCGGTTTATACCCGAAACCAAGGGGCTTTGACTTCAATGATCCAAAAATACAGGGATTTAGCGCTTAAAAAGGAACTGACATCAAACCTAACAAACACAGAGGTAAAACTGATGTCAACACTTGAAAAGCAAATCGGAAGATTGGACGGCGCTTTGAAAAAAGTTGATGCACAAACCGGCAGGTTTACAAGGAATGTCGGGAATTATTCATCAGCATACAACGGCCTTTCAAATTCAATTAATCAAATCACAAGGGAGCTTCCGGCGTTTACCTTTAGCGCACAAACAGGGATTTTGGCGCTTTCAAATAACATTCCGATCCTGACAGATGAGATTGGCCGTTTACGCAAAGAAAACCGCGCTTTAATAAGCCAAGGCAAGCCGGTAAAGGATATTTTTTCCCTGATATTACAAAGCGTTTTATCATTACAAACCGCAATGGGCGTTGGTATCTTGATTTTAACCGTTTACGGGGACAAAATTGTTGAGGCCGTTGGTAATTGGTTTACCGGTGCAAAAGCCTTAAAAGAACAAGCGGAATGGCTTGAAAAAACAAACGAATTCCTCGAAGAACGCGGTAAGGTTATCCAAGAAAATATAAACTTTGAGCGTCAAATGATTGCGGAAATTGAAGAAAGCGTAAACCGAACAATCAGGTTAAGAAATGCGATGGGGCAAAATGCTCAAAAAAACGCAATCGAGGAACGCGCAATAAACTTGGCAGCGGTTAAAAACCGGAAAAAGTTTACCGACGACGAAATTGAATTGTTGGAAAGGTTAGAAAAGGAACGACAAACAAAGTATGTCGCAGAATTAAAAAGGCTTGAAGATCTAAAAAAATCCGAATTTGAACGCGCCGGATTAAATGAAAGCGGTAAAAGGATTGGATTGTCTATTTTTAACGAAGATGTGGATGGATTGAGCCCAAAAGAACTTGCCGACCGTGCAAACAATAGAATTCGGGATTTTAAAAGATCGCAATTTGTAGCCCAAGAATTAAATAAACAATACATCGAAGAAGCTAAAAAATCCAAAACCCAATTAATCGTTTTAGAAGATCAGTACACAAAAGAGCTGCAAATATTACAAAAGCAGCAGGAAACCGACCGATTAATTGCATTAAAAAAGTTGAAAGAAGACGGGGCGGTATCAGCGGCAGAATTGGCCAAATTCAGATCCCAAACGATTGTTTCGCAAAACGAGGAAATATTTGCATCGGATAAATACACAGCCGAAAGAAGAATACAAGCCCAAAAGGATCTTGTGGCCGAAATGAAAAAACTTGCCGGGATTGAAAAAACCGAAGCGCTTCGGGCATTAAGGGCAAAGTATAACGAAGAAGTTACCGAAGTAAAAAAGAACGCCGACGGAACGATCGTAACCCAAAAATATGTTAACGATACTTTGAAAGCGCTTGAATATAAATTTGGCCAAGATAAGTTATTGATAATCGAAGAATATAACGAACAGATCAGAAAGGCCACACAAAAAGGCGAAGATCTTGGGCTTTTATTTAGGCTTGAGGCACAAAAAGCCTATTTCGAAACACAACGAAAATTGGTATCAGAAACGTCTGCAGAGTGGGAAAATTATCAAATACAGATCAGCAAAGCCCAATTTTTGATTGAGCAGTTAACCGATAAACCGCAAAGCGATTTTCTTGGGGATCAACTTGAAACAAGCCGTAAACAGTTGGTCGATTATGTCGATTTCGTTAAAAAGGTAGAGGATCAACTTGGGGGAAGGAAATTCAGCGATTTAAAACCTGCAGAACGCGCAAAGGTTTTAAGGGAAGTCGAAGCATTAGAACAGGAAAAAAACGAGATCCGGGAAAAATACGAAACGGAAGAAATCGAAAACGAAATCCGTAAAATTGACAAATTGCTTGAGGTTGAAACATACGGAACGCAAAAGTATTTTGAATTACAAACCCGTAAAAATAACCTTTTAATCAGTTTGCAGGAAAAACTCGCCAATAAGTTGTTAAGATCAACAAAGGACACAAACAAAAGGATTTTCGACGATTTCGACAACCTTGTTAAGCAGTTGATCGACAAGGCAATCGAATTAAGCAGAAAACGCCAACAAGAGGATGAGCGGCAGGTTGAAAGTTCAAAGGATGCAGTACAAAGGCAGCAGGAACTCGCGGCCGCCGGTTTGACAAATACGTTGGCCTTTGAACAAAAACAATTGGCCAAAAGGGAAGCAAACTTAAAAAGGGAGCAGAAAAAAGAAGAAAGGTTGCAAAAAATCAAAGCCCTTTATGGTGCATATTCAAACTATGCACAAAGAGGCGACAATGATGCCCTTTTAAAAGCGATCCGGGACTTTGGTATTTTGGAAGGAATTGCGGCAAGCCTTGGGGAAGGTGGGGCGCTTGAGGACGTACTTGCGGCAAGACGTGCCGGTAATGTACCAACAAACGGCCGCGGAATAATCCGGGGTCAATCCCATAAAGGGAATTTGGGTGGAATCCCTGTATTGGTTGAAGGCAAAGAGGGGATATTTAGCGCACGCGAAATGGAAAACCTTGGTAAAGAAAATTTCTACCGTATAAAAGAAGCGGCCGGATCGGGCAGGATCGACAAAAACTTTTTCAGCGAACAGCGCCGAGCGTTTTCACAGGTTTTTGTTCATCAGGCAGGTAATACCGAACTTTTAACCGGTTTAAAGGATGTAAAACGAGCGATCGAAAATAAGCCCGTACAAAATTGGGAATTGAACAAAATTGCCGACGGGCTTTTGGAATATATCGAAACGCTGCAGACGCCAAATAAAACGGTAAGAAATCACTACATCAGTAAAAGAAAAAGATTATGACACAAATAACTCATTTATTAGACGGGCAAAATTACGGAGTGCCGCGTAATTGGCAGGACATCGAAATAACAGTTGATTGGTTGAATAAAAAAGAATCCGGGGCGGTGAACGTCTCGGATTTGGCGTTCGTTGGCCGTGCAAATCGGTTTTTACAAAACAGGATTTTAAACGGCGTTAACGGGGGCGTTGGTATATTTGAGGGAGCACCTTATAAGATCCTTTTGGGAAACCCATCAGCGCCGTCGTTTATTTTTGACGGTTATCTTGATTTCACAGAAGAATTAACGGTTTTTGGCCGCGAGGAAATTGTATGCGCATTAAAAACAAAAAAAGGCGACGATTGGTTAAACGATAACGCCGACGGGGTTTCTTTTGCATCGATGTACGACGACGGCGAAATAACGTCTGCAGACTTTGTAAAAGTGCCTTATGTTATTAATTACGTTCCGGACGGGATGCAGTTAATTGTCATTTCCTTTTCGATTTATGTAATGACAAAGGAAATAATCGAAAACGTGACCGCAATATCCGAAGCGGTTGCACAATTAATAAAGGCGTCGATACCGGACGTCGGATCAGGAGTCGGGGTTGCGGCATCCGCACCACCTGCCCCGGTTGTAACAGTTGATACGACAGTAAATATTGGGGAGTTTATTTATGCGATATTAAAAGTCTTGGCTCGTATCGCTTACACTATTGCCATGATTATCGCGATTGTAAACCTGATAAATGAACTGTTTGAGCAAATTTTACCGAAAAAAAGATACCACCTCGGAATGCGCTTTGAAACAATGTTTCAAAAGTTCTGCAGCCATTTTGGTATGCAATTTCAATCGACATTAATTAGTCAAAGCCCGGTTAAAAATTGGGTTTACATACCAAGGAAAGACAGAAAAGGAGGCGAATCAGGAGAAAGAGGTTTCCCTCAAACCGGGAGCGAAATATATACCGGAGGCGACTTTATTCGTACAATGAAAGAACTTTTTAATGCTGATTATCGGATCAGAAACAACGTTTTTTATTTTGAAAGGAAAGACCAATTTTATACAAACCCGGTTTACCAATTACCCGGATATTTTAACGAACAAGACCGCCGCCTGCAATCGTTTAAATTTAACACGTCGGAAATGCTTTCAAACTACAATATTGTTTGGGCTTACGATACACAAGACCAAAACACTTTAGACGATCAGACCGGCAGGGTATTCCAAGCAATTACAAAGCCGATAAATACAGTTAATCAGGATTTTGTAACGATAAAAAACCTCGGCGAAGTTTCAATTCCTTTTTCATTAGGCAAAGCCAAAACAGGATTGACAACGGTTGAAAATTTAATGAAAGATTTGGCCTCAATCGTCGATACATTAACCGGGTTATTTGGGGGAGGAACTAATTACAGCTCCCGGATAGAAGCACGAAAAGGGGCTTTATTGTTATCCTCGCATTTTACAACGACTGGGAAAGTTGTTGTTATGCAGGGGGCAAATTTAGCCTTGGATCAACGCGCCGAACTTTCTGCCCGAAAATTATGGGAAGAATATCATTATATAAATTCCTTCGCCGAATATAAAGGCGTTCACAATCAATACAAAAGGATTTTGGAACAGCCTGTAAAAATGACATTACAGGAATTCGCCTTAATATTACAAAACAACAAATGTACGGACGCAAGCGGTAATGAGTACGAGATCGAACAGGTAAAATATAAACCAGAAAAAGGGACGGCGTTAATAGATTACCGGTTTAAATATAAATACACAAATAACCTGCAAATTCAAATAATAGAATGAGTAATTTTGACAACTTAATGAATCAGTTGAAAATGGTAAGGGACGCCAATCAAAACTTGGAAAACCTTAATAACGTTTTTAATCAAACGATAAAGGAAGCCGAAAAAAATTTACCTGATGACAAAAAAGGACTTTTGCAGGATGTAAAAGCCTTAAACGAAAAAGTTATAAGTTTAACAAAACAGGGAAAATTGGCCGAAGCCCAATCCCTGATAAAACAATTTTCAGATGGGAGTTTCAATTATTAAAAGGGAGTACAAAAGCCAATTTGGTAACTCAAACAGCGTGCCGCCTGATTGGTTGCTCGGAAATGTTGGGGATTGGTTAAAAGGGAAGTTTTTAATCGAGGCCGGGGTTGACTTTTTAGCATCCGATGGCGAACCAATACAGATCAACACGGAAGAAAAAACTTTGACAATCGGTAGCGGTAAAAAATGGTCTGATTTTGGTTTCGATATTGGCGACACGGTAACAATGCAATACATCAAAGCCACAACGGATTTAATCACAAATACAACCACGGCCGATCCGGTTGAAATAAACTTTGAAATTGTACAGTTATACAATTCGGTTTTGGTTTACGATGAAGCAGCAGAATTGGCCGAATTAGGGGTTAATTCAATACCGGCCGAAAGGGGGGCATTAAGAATTTATTCTGTAAAACTGTTTTGCGACAAGGAAATACAGGGTATTGTGGCCAAATATAATTTACTGCCAAATTCACAAAGCGCAAACAATCAACTCGCTTCGTTTATCGATACAATGACAACCGAAGCGACTTACAACGGCTTACAAAGCCTTGGATCAGCGCAAGCCAATATGGTTTTATTGCCAAAACAATCGGGCATGGCCATTGAAAGCATGAAAATAAAAAACATCCTTTCGCAGCAAAGCGACGACGGTGCATCCTTTGCCCTGCCTGATGCCGAAATTTATATGGATTATTTCGCCGCTGTTTATAATAAGGCCGCAGAAACATTCCCGTTAATTATTTTGAATGTTAACCCGCCGTACAAAACCGTCGGAAACATCGAAGTTCCTATAAATACAACAGCGCTTGGCCAATACACAAACGGAATCCAGTCAATGATGTTTTTGGATAACGCAGACTTTTCCGGTACAAGGTATTTGGATTTAAGTTTGGTTTTTTATTTTATATCAAAAGCCAACAGCGGTGCAGACAACACAATGAAATTAATTTTGTTAAAGTATAACGGTGGGGCTTCTTACGATTTCGTAAGTAAAACAGAACTGCAGACGTGGCCAATTACAAACGCCTCAATTGGCGTAAATTACAACTATTCAAACGTCGTTCCGTTTACAGTTGCGGAAGGCGACAGTTACGCTTTGGCGTTTGAGTTTACATCAAACGGGACTTCGCTTGTAACCAGAAAATTACGCTATCAAATCGAAACCGGATCTTTAAATATTTTAACAGGGTTAACCGAAACATCATATAAAAAACTCTATGAAGTTGAAATTGATTTTATGTTAACCGGGTTTTTTGACGATATTGACAGCATCCGTAACAGGATAGTTCCGGAAGTTTTAAACGACTCCGGATCTTTGACCGATAACCTTGAAATTAAATTGTTGCCGGAATGGAATAACCCAAACACATTTATAAAAAACAATCCGGAACAAACAGAAAGGCTCGGTAATACGGGATGGTTTGAGGAAAACTTTAATGGTTTACCAAATAATTTTGCAGTTGATGCAGTAACCTTAACGGATCTTGGTGGCTCAAGTGTTTCGGCACTTTCATACGGGGCAGAAACAAAGTTAAAAGCAACGATTTCGGGCTTCAATCAACTTTCACAGGGTTACGGCGCTCAAGCGATTGTCGCCTTTAATTCAAACCCGGCAAACAATACCGGAATGGTTTTCACAATTAGCACCCCGACGGGGGATTTTACGCTTAATAAAACCTTTAAATTAACACCGACGCCGGGGGATGTAAACCACATACAAATCGGGGCGAGTTTGCCTGATACAATTCAAAACCTTTTAACAAACCTGCAAACCAATAATTTTAACGGATCTTGGGCTTTTTCTGCAGACAGCATAAATTTATATATTACTTTCCAAGCTTCCGGGGATTATTCCGAAGAAGTAACAACTTTTCCGGATGCAAATTTCACTTTAAACGGTGCAGCGGCAGGAAACAAATTTATGTTTGGTTTTGCTTGGATTCCGAGCGAAGAATCGCAGTATAAAATAAAAGATACAGCACACCACAAAAACCTAAAAATAAATTCACCGAAGCTTGGTGCAGGGTTTACCCTTGGGCTTTATCCTTTTACTTATCCGGGATTTTCGGACGACACAGCGGTAATGGATGCAAAAGACGTTAAATTCACAAATAACGGTGGGAAACTTGATTTTGAAATTACTTTCAAGCCAAATTCCGATTTTGCACAGTTTTTTCAAAACAGGGACGGCGACCGTGAATATGCTATTTGGCTCTCGGTAGCTGATCCGGCAAGCGCTGAAAACTTATCGAACAGGGTTTCGTTAATTTTAGCAACCGGACAAATGGACTACCAAATACCGGTTGAGGGATCGCTGATAAACACAAATATTTCATTTATTGAGCACCCGGAAGCGGAAACGGTTGCAGGCGTACCGATTTACAACGGATTTTTAGAAGACGACATTTTGTCCCGCTTATTATTTCCGATCCCTGTCGGGCAAAGAATCAAACAAATTATAATGGGTTACGAGGTGCAAAACGTAACAACCCTCGAAACTTACGAGCTTGAAAGGTTTTCTGTCAATACAGATGTTTTTATAACTGATGTAAACGGGATTCAACAAATAAATTTCACCGATACTCGAAATTATAAGTATGTAAACGGATTTAATAAAAACTTTGTGAAGATCGTAAGAGATCCGGCGTCCGATAATAACGGGACAGCCGCTTATGTTTTATTATTTGGCCAAAAAATACGTTGGGAAGATTGGTTGCAAAGATCGAACGTTCCTGCAGAGTTTTATAATGCACTTTTACAGCATTACGGTTTTAATAATAATTGGTTAAACTATCAAGATGCAGACCAAAATCATAAAATAAACTTTTTTGTAATTTTTGATATTGAAATTTCCGGACAAGTACACCGATTTAAAAACCAATATTTTATTGAATTTAGCGGTTACGATACAAACACGGAAGAAATCACAACCGAGCACCATTATTTTAATGACGATACAGACGAAAGTCTTGACATCGGGAATGATCCGGTAACAGGCAGGCCGCTTGGCGTTTTAATTAATACAGCCAACACAAGGGTCGAGATCACTTACACAAAAGTAAACGGGGATTTTGAAGCAGGTACTTTTTACGCCAAAACAATGATCGAAATTGACGGCGGTGCAGGCGCGCCTGAACATAGACAGTTGAGCTCCATTATTTTATCGGAAGGAGATAATATTTTGATACCTTTGTCGGGGGAAACAAAATTAAAAACGGAGCTGATCGCACCAAACAAATTAAAAACGTCATGCCTTGTGGATAAGACAAAGATTTTACCAAATACCCGTTACAAAATAAGCGGCCGTTTGGGTTGTTTTATAAACAGCGATGGGGTAGCCGTTCCGACACAGATTTACGAAAATAAGTATCAACTAAAATACCAATAAAAGATGGACAATTTATATCAACTAAAAGAAGAAAAAAACGCGGTACACGATCCGAGCGGCGGCGTTCAATCGATTACGGTGGAAGAAGTTAATCAATACGAAGAAAACAAACTTAATAAACTCGGGCGTTATACAGGTTTCCCTTTTATTGGTAAAAGATCGCCGGAAACCGAAGGCGTAATTTTACCCGGTTCTTTGTATTGGGAAGGCAATGCGATGAACAACGAAGACCCTTTTGTTTTAAGATTTTCTCAATTAACGCAGGACGGGAATTCGTTTATGCGTATAATCGGCCAAACTGCGACAGGTGATATGCTTAAAATAAAAGATTTTGCCGGACGTGCAACAATTTTGACTATAATATCAAAAGAACAGTTAAACGACGAAAACGATAATCCTTATCAGGCTGTAACGGTTTTCGGTTACGCAGAAAATACCGATTATGTTTATTCGGCTGACGATGCTGTTCCTTGCATGGTTGAAATAATAACAAAATCGGCATCGATTGCACCGCTTACAGATTACGACGAAAAGTTTGAAGCAGCAGGTGGGTCAGAAACTTTTACAGTACCGGCAAACCTTAAAAATATCAGCGTTACATTAAACGAGGGTAAGGTTTTACAAAGAACAGAGGGGCATTGGGATTATTCCGGGACGAGCCTTGAGATGGCTTACGAAGCAGAAGCAGGAGATTATATTTATATAAAAGCAATTTATTAACACTTAAATATTTAAACAAATGAAAAAGTTAATTTTTATTTTAATGATCGCGTTAACAACAATTTGTCAAGCGCAAAACCCGACACCTTTTACAGCAGGTATAAAACCTCAAAGGATAGTACCAATACCACTAACCACGACACAAATCGCAGCGCTACCTACACAGCCAACAGGTACAATAGTTTATAATTCTACTTTAGGTCTTTGGCAATATTACGATGGTGATTCGTGGGAATTGTTTGGTTCATCCGGAACACCAACATTGGAAGATGTTTTGGCCGCCGGAAATTCAACATTAAATGCAATTCATTTGAATGGAACAGGCGGAAACATGCAAATAAGAGGTGAAGATGTACAAATTCAAAGTGGTAATAATTACGGAACATTTGGGGCAAATCAAATCGATTTTTCTTCATCAACCGACCCTTGGTCATCATATTTATCGTTAAGTGCATTAAATTTTACAAATATATCGTCATCAATATCGGCGGAATATGGTAAAAACGGAATATCATTACAAGACAATACATTGTCAAATTTTACTGTTTTAGACCGTGTTGACCAATATTTGAATTTTTACAATACACCGGATGCAACTGAAACATCATACACAAAAAATTCAATTACCTATTCGAATTCAACTAATTCAAGAAGGTCACAATTCAATTTTAATAATTTTTACCTTAGATTTAATGATGATGATTTAGGAGGTCAAATTGAAATTAAAACACCATTGTCCCTAAATAATTCAAATGAATATATTTTCCCGGATTCCTCTACATCGACAGGAATTTCATATATACCGATTAGCGTAAACGGGGAATTTGCAGACGCAAATGGTAATATTGATTTACCAAGTGTTGGAACATCAGATTTAAACACAACGACTTTGGCCGGAAACTTTACGGAACAAAATATAGAATTCCAAGCCGGTGCAGGCTTAGATTTTTTCGATGGTACATATACTATGAACGTCATGAATAACACTATGTCCGCCAATCAAAATTTAGGTTTTCCAAATACATCAGGAACGTTATTGGCAAAAGTAAACGGCGAAGCTTCGGACTCAAATGGTAACGTACAGGTTTCTTTAAACGATATTACAACTGTAGGCGCTTCGTCTACAGTACCAATAACAGTTGAAAATATATCTACAGGTAACAATACGATAATTTATGACGGTTATCTAACGACATCCGAATTTTCGAGTGGAAAAATATCATATTTAACACCAAATATTTTGAGTTATCAACGCGGCGCGAATTATTACAATATAATTCCGCCGGCTACATTAACAACCACAAGAAATATTGATTTACCGGACGCATCTGGAACGGTTGCGTTAATAAGTGATTTGAATAATTATTTGGCTATTGACGGAAGTAATGCTACAGCGGAAGTTAATATAAATTCAAATGACTTTAGGGGAAGGCAAATTATAGCTGATAATGGCTCACGTAGTGTTTACTTAGGAAATGAAGTTATTGGAAGTGAAGGTGGTTTATATTCAGGAAATAGCGACGAAATAATTGCAGTACATGAACCAATTTCAAATTATTATTCTTATGCTAATGGTAAAATAGTTCAAAATGAAGGCGATGATGTTCTAAGTATAAATAGCACAAAAACAATGACAAATTTGTTTAGAAGTGAAACAGGTACATTTGATGAATTACAGAATTATAGTCTATTTGATATATCTGATTATTCTTTATATTTTAAAGGAGTAAGCGGAACTGATTTTGATGGTTTTGGTAAAGTTGATTTTACAATTTCCCCCGAAGAGGGAATAAATTTATTAATTTCAAATATACTTAGCGATGTAAGCAATTCAATATCAAATAATACATTTCAAAGTTTACATGGAATATATGCTCCTGATAATACGGGAATTAATTCTGTCAATGTCACAAACTCAACAGATAATACTTATCTACAAGTATCCCATTCAGCTGCTTCCTATGATATTTTTTATGATGATTTTGTTTATTTTAGAATAAATAATCCGAACAAAAGTGTCACTTTAGGTGATTCGATTGGCGCTTATAATGGTACAAATATTTCATTAAATGATAATGACCAAAGGATTATTTTAAATGCAAGTGATAAAATATTTATAAATGGTGGTGATGAAGTTTCAGTTACAGCAAACCAAATGACATTTAACGGTTTGCCGGTTGTAACAAATAAATTAACAAGTTACACAACGGCGGAAATATTATCTATCGGTACACCAACAGCGGGGGAAATGTATTATAACACTACCTTAAACACAATCGTATTTTATAACGGAACATCGTGGCAAAAAGTAACCACGACAGCAATGTAAGAAACTATGGATTTTTTAAAAGCATTTTATCAGAAAAGGGGATGGTTGCATTTTACAGGAATGATAACCGTTATTTATTTGCTGTTCTTTTGGGGGGCATCAAATTACGCACAAACTACAAAGTTATTTCCCTCAAGCATGTTGGCGTCGTTTGTTAACCAAAAATGGTTTTACCAATTAGCTTTACTGTTTATTTTATCTTATTAGTTGGTTATATAATCGAATGGGGTGAAAGTAAGTTTTTTAACGCATCATGGGAGTGGTTTGATGTATTTTGGACGATGGCTGCCGCGCCATTTGGAATGCTGATCCATAAATTATATCCGGCACAGTTTTACGATATTGCAATTATTTACATTTCAATTATAATTTGGGAAATAGTAAAACTGATTTATAAAAAAATCAAATCGGGCAGGTAAAAACCCCGGTTTGATTTTTTAATTATAAATGCTTTCATTTGTAGTATATAAAACCATCAAATCATGAAACAGACAGTAACACATTTCGCCACAAAGGAAGCGATCAACAGCGAAACCCCAAAATGGGCTAAAAACCTGTTCCGTATTACCTTTATTTTAACAACCGCGTTCGCCTTTTTTATGGCCGGGACAAACCTTTTTGAAGAAGCTATAAAATTTGAAATTTTGCTCGCTTTAAAATCGCTCGATCTTGTCATTTATGGGGTATCAAAATTATTTGGCGTTACGCTTGAAAACCCAAAAGAAGAAGACTAAAAATTAACCATTAATAATTATTATCATGAAACAAATTGGAAATTATCTTTTAATTGCTTTGTTGATCCTTTTTACTTTGATTGCGGAAGGATCGGAATTGATTACCAACACATTTAGCCCGGAGATCCTTCCGTGGGCGAGATTAATTGGTTATATCTTTACAACGGTTGCGGCTGCAGTAGGGGTAAGAAACGAATATTTACGTCTGCAGAAAAAAGAATAAAAAAATTGTTTATTTTTACAGAAGTATTTTAACCATTAAAAACGAAGAAAAATGAAAAAGTCTTTTATTATTGCAATGCTAATGTCGGTCTTTACCCTCGTGACCGCACAAGCGCAAACGTTTAAATTATTAAACGGAGAGGGGTATTTGAAAAGCACGGTAAACCATGCAACCACTGACACGATTACCAACACGACACCGGAGTATCAATATGTTAATATTGACGGGTATCATGACGTAATTACTATTCAGCCGACAATTACCAAAATTTCCGGCACGGTAGGGGGGACGTTAAAGTTGCAAGGAAGCGTCGATAACGTTGGCTATACTGATATAGCGAGTCAAACTTATACGGCAACCGATACAGCGACACAAACAGCGACGTTTACCTGTAACCCAAGTATATTTCGATGGTATCGGATCAGCTATGTCGGCTCGGGAACACAATCGGCCAAAATAAAGACGCCGGTTATTGCGCGAAAGAAGCCATCAAATTAAAAATATTACTGAAAAAAAAAGGCGGTCATGAGATCGCCTTTTTTTATGTAGTTTTGGGACGTAAATGCTTGTATTATGAAAAGTTACTTTGTTTTCCGGGATTTATTCCAAGAAAGTTTAAATTCAGTTTCGGTCGGTATAGTGTTAAAAAGTTGGAAGATCAGCAATATTGAAACGCTTACCAATAACTTTTTTAATGAAACGCAAGTCGTTTCTAATAACCCACAATTGGCTTTCGGGTTTTGTAAAGTAAACCCGGATGGATCTTCGCCACAAGTTGAATTAAGCGATCCGAATTCTTGGAATCCTTTTGTTAAGTGTTTTGCTTTAAATTTTGACACGGTAAACGATTTATACCGGGGGCAAACAACGGGAAGCCTTTCAGGTAATTGGTTTGGGCAGGGCATTTTAAATTTGGGAGTCGATGTACCGGAAGTAATGTCTTTATTTGGCATGATGAAAGGCGCTTTTTTTATTGATATTGATTACAGTATTGACTTATATATTGAAATCGATATAGTGACAAATATCATTGGGAACGTGGTTTACGATGAGCCACAAATTTTAAGAAAATATAAAATTATTTGGGACTCCAAACGATGTTACAGGGAGTTTTCTTATTACAGTTATCAAACCGGACAAAATTACAACGACAACGGCCTTGGGTTTTTGGCCGGATTAATTGAAGAAAACTTTACTTTGTCGCCTTTTGTAGATTTTACCGGGATTACTTGTGGGACGACAAATACTTGTGTAAATCGGGAGTTAACAAGATCTTACGCTTTTTCTATAAACATGCCGACGGTTATTCAAGCCCCGGAAATTGCTTTCCGCGAATGCTGTTATATTCACCACGTTTTCGCTGATGCAGGCAGTAACGACGATTTTAAAAACGATTACAGCGCGTTTTACCATCAAAGGCAGTTATCGAACGAAACAGTAACGTTTCATTTATATCGTTATGCGAACGGCCAAGAATACAACCTAATAAACAACACTTATGGGGATTATTTCAATTTTGGACATTTTGCTGTTAACCCTGATTTAAAAGGATATAAAGTTTCATGGAAAAAAGTTTTAAATACCCTTGGGGCAGGTAATTATAAAATCATAAAACGCCAAACGATTGCAGGCATTTTGTTTGAAACGGAATCTTTCGTTTTCACATTATCACAATACAGCAGTTATTTAGCGGACAAAACGGTTAGAATTGATACTGTAATGAACGGATCGTTAACCCACCTTGGGGTCGATTTTACAGATGTTTTTTGGCATGACAGTATTAGAGTGCCGGGCTTTTTTGGCCGCCGCGAGCCACAATTTACCGAAGACAATCTCATTGAAGACGATTACGAAAGCCAACAAATTTCGATGGCACAAAGCAACGAATATAAGTTTCAGACAAATAATATTCCGGAATGCGTCAAAGAGGCCATTATCGATTTTCATTTGTTTGCAAACGATATTTATTTCAATGATTATAACCTTAATAATAGTTCATATAAATATGTTAAGTTTGGGGTAAAATTTAGCAATAACGAAGGAACTGATTATGGCGCGCACAAGCGTAAGTCAAGGTTAAACCTTGTATTTAGAAACAAATTTGAAAACCGCATAAAAAGAAACTACTAATGACGGAAAAACAGGAAAAAGATCTCGAAGAAGTATGCGCATCAGTTCGCAGGATTTTATTTCATTTAGAAAACGATCCACAAACAAACACCGAGGGCGTAATTGCGAAACTCAATCGGGTGGCTTTAGAAGTAGAAGCCTTAAAAACAAGGGAAAAGGTTTATATCGCGAAATTTACCGCTTACGGTTTTGTGGGCGGCATTTTAGGAAGTTTTATCTTAAAATTGCTTTTCATGATATTCGATTTAGTATTTAAACAAATAACAAAGTAAAAAATGAGATCAGCTAACAAAGTAAAAAAAATCGTTATCCACTGTTCGGCCGGATTTGGGGACAAAGCGAGTATTTTAAAGTATTGGAAAGAAACGCTCGGATGGAATACCGTAGGTTATCACAGGCTCGTCGGCCTACATGGTGAAATTTATGAGCTGCAGAGCTTTGATAAGATCACAAACGGAGTGGCAGGGCATAACACAGAAACCATAAATATTTGTTATATCGGTGGAATTGAAGTTATCAATAAGGCAGGGAAAAAAACATACGTTTCGAAAGATACCCGCACCGATGCACAAAAAGACTCGTTAATCGTTTGTATAAAAGAGGCTTTGAAATGGTTAAAGAAAAACGGCGTCGATACATCGGAAATAATCATACTTGGCCACCGCGATTTTAGCCCGGATAAAAACGGGAACGGCATTATTGAATCGTGGGAAAGAATAAAAGAATGTCCGTCTTTTGATGCAATACCGGAATACAAACATTTAACGGCCGGGGAAGCTTCTGCAGAAAAAACAACTGCAGCCCATAAAGTTACTGCCGGGGACAGTTTGTCCAAAATCGCAAAAAAATACGGGACAACCGTTGAAAAATTAAAAACAGTAAACGGTCTGCAGAGCGACACAATACAAATTGGCCAATTAATAAAGTTGTTTACTTTAGCACTTTTAACCGGTTTGTTTCTGTCATGTTCTGCCCGTAAATCAAACGTTACCGAAAGCGATGTAAAAACTTCGATTAAAACGGATTCAACGGCTGTTAAAACATCAAGCAGCAACACAAAGGAAACCACAAAAGTTCTGCAGGAAAACAATCTTACAACGATTGAAACCACATACGAGCCGGAAAACGATTCAATTCCGATGAAAGTAAAGACACCGGACGGGAAAGTTTTAGAAGTTACCGGGGGCAAGTATAAAGAAAAAAAGGTTTTTGATAATGGTAAGATCACAACCGAAAAAGAAAAGGATCAACAAAAAAACGAAGGGCAGAAAATAGATCTAAATAAAAACGCTGTTACTGATGCCAAAAAAAGGGCAAAAGACACAGCACGGGAAGAGCCTGCCAAAACTTGGGCAGTATCTTCGATTTTGTGGGCTGTTTTCGCTTTAGCGCTTTTAACCGTTGCCTTTCTTTGGTATGTAGGTATAATAAAACGAAAGAAAAGCGCGGAAAACGCTTAAAACGAAAAAATAAGATATAAAACAAAACCACCTTTTTTACAGGTGGTTTTTTTATTTAGCAAAAAAAAGTAAAAAAGATTTTTTTATATAAAACAAATAACCTACATTTGTCAAGTTAAAAAATCTAATCATGGACACAATTAGCACATTAAACCCACCTCGGGAAGACGGATTCCCTAAAATAATTGAAATATCCGGGCAGGGCATCAGTACGCACATCGACGCGAAAGATCCTAATTTTAACGAGCCTTTGGATAAACTTTACAAAGAATATCAAGATTAATTAAAACCTTTAGAAATGAGTAAAAAGAAAAAACCGTTTTCGATTGTCGTGGACAATCAAATCGAAAAGTACAATGAAAAAAACCCAACGAAAAGACAGTTATCGCGTGGTTTAATTGCAAAAGAACGCGGTATCGGAACGCAATTACTTTCCGATTGGAGCAGGGGTATTGTTCCGGACGTTGTAGTGCATTTAAAGGAAATCGCAAAAACGCTCGAATGTAGCGTCGACGATCTAATTAAGGAAACAGAATAACAATTAAAAAAAAGTAACATGGCAAACAACATTTTAAACATTCGACCGGTAAAAAGAGGAAACTCAAAAGTTATAATTGGCATAAGCGGCGAATCAGGATCAGGTAAAACGGTAACCGCTTTAAAAATTGCACGCGGTATGGTATCGCATCCAAGTAAGATAGGATTTCTCGACACAGAAAACGGAAGGGGCTCGTTGTATGACAATATACTTGACGCTCCTTTTTTAATTGCTGATTTATACCCACCTTTTTCACCAAACAGATTTTCGCAAGCAATCAAGGAATTTCAAGCCGCCGGGGTTGAGGTTTTGATTATCGACAGCACAACCCACGAGTGGGAGGGCGAGGGCGGTTGCGACGATATTGCAAACGCGCCAAAAGCAGACGGGACACCAAGAAAAGTAGCAAATTGGATTGGGGCAAAAAAAGAACATAAAGGTTTCATGAATACTTTGTTACAGTCAGACATGCATATTATTTGCTGCATCAGGGCAAGGGAAAAAACAGATTTTTCAAACCCTGCAGACCCGAAATCTTTAGGGGTAAAACCTGTTTGCGAAAAGAATTTTATGTTCGAAATGACCGCAAGTTTTATGGTTTTTGATGAAGGCACAAGGCAAACCTTTTTAAAAATACCGGATTATTTGAAAAAGTTTTTTGGAACGGGACAAGGTTATTTGAATGAAAAAACAGGCGAGGCAATTATCGAATGGGTAAACGCCGGGGAAGCGGAAGATCCTGTTATTAAAAAAACCAAATCCGAACTTTTGATGGTTTGTCAAGAGGGGGAAAAAGCGCTTTTAAAAGCGTGGGAAGATCTTGCGGAGGATGTTAAGGTTAAAATGAAGCCTTATTCAAAAATGCTACTTGCAAGCGCAAAAGAATACGATCGTCAAAAAACCGAAGCGGTCATTACCGACGATACAGATTCGGAAAACGTATTAGAAAGCATTAAGGTTTTATTGGATTTAGAAGGCTTAACTATCAGCTCCGAAGAAAGAACTTTGATTGAAGCGATTGTTAAAAATAAAGAGGTTAGCAAATACAGCAAAGCGCTCAAAACTTTAAACGATAACAGACCGAAACAATGATACACAACGAAAACAGGATCGGTCACTTTACGAGTTCAAATATTTGGAAGCTTCTAACTTTAGCGAAAGACGGCGTAAGTTTCGGCGCGCCTGCCTTGGGGTATATCGAAGAAAAACGTATGGAACGCCGGTTAGGTAAAAGCATTGAAAAAGGTGCAACTTCCCGAGATATGTCTTGGGGTCAGTTTATGGAAATTGTAGTTTTCGAATTGTTAGACTTATCTTATGATCTAACCTCAAAGGCAACCGATTTACACCCTAAATACGGGGATATTTGGGCAGGATCAAAGGATTTAATTGTTCCGGGCGTTAAAATTGCTGATATAAAAGCATTTCAATATAAAAAGTTTTGCCTTTATGCTGACTGTTTAATGCAAAAGGATATAAACCTTTTTAGAACTACTTTTCCGGAAGAATATTGGCAATTGGTTTCAAATGCCTGTATTAATAAAGTGCGAAGGGCAGAGGCCATCCTTTTTATGCCTTACGAATCACAATTACCGGAAATACAAAAACTCGCACACCTTTACGATGGGGAAGGATGGCAGTATTATAAATTTATCGCTGATGCAGACCCGAAAGACTTGCCTTCATTAAAAGATAATGGGTATTACAGTAATATTACTTCATTTGAGTTTGAAGTGCCTGCAGACGATGTCGTACTACTTACAAAAAAAGTAATTGAAGCCGGTAAACTTTTAACAGCAGCGTAATGAAAAACCAAATAAAAAAGGACTTTACAATTTGTCCAAATGCTTTGATCGACGATGAAAGCATTATATCAGCAGCGAGGTTTTTATTTGTATGGCTTTGTTCAAAATCAGAAGATTGGAAATTCCATAATTCCGTTATCGAAAAGGCTTGTGGCATTTCTTCTGATACCCGGATAAAGTACATGAAAATATTGGCCGAAAAAGGATGGATAACCGTAACACAAAAGAAAAACAATAAAGGGGAGTGGGGCGAAAATGAAATCATTTTAAACCCGTACCCGATTTTTTCCGGTACGGTAAAAAACACGGTACAGGAAAAAACCGGTAACCGAGAAACTCACCCACATTCCAATACGGATTCTGAAACCAAAAATGAATTATTTACCAAAACGGAACTTATGCCTTTGCCGGATCAAATTTTAAATTATTTGAACGAGCAATTAAAAAAGATAAACCCGGCCGCGCGCGGTTTTTCCGCAATCAATAGAAACTTATCCGATATAAAAATTTGGATAAAGGCAGGTTATAAAATCGAGGATTTCGAAAAGGTAATTGAAAACCGGATCAGGGAATGGGCAAAAAGCCCAAAAATGAACGGTTATTTAAGGCCACAAACAATATTTGGCCAAAACTTTGAATCGTATCTTTTAATGGCAAACAGTAAAGTTTTTGAAATGTCTGCCGCCGGATCTAACAACTATAAACACGAACCAACGGCCGAGCCGGTATTTAAACAGCCATGAAACCATACTTTGAAAAATTTAAGGAAGAAGCGGAATTGTTTTTCGTAACCAAGTTTCTATACAGCCCGGAAATGGAAAAGGAATTTACATTCCTGATCGATTTAATGTTTAATATTGAAAACGATAAAGAAAAAGATTACAGCCGTGGGGTTATTGCTTTTAATAAAAAATATGGCCAATCAAAATCTTTCTTTTTTGAGGTTTTACATCACAGGGTTAAAAGGATAGATAACCGGAATATTTTTATGAAAACAACCGCCAAGGATCTTTATACTTTTTACATCGATCATGGGGAAACGGAATTAGAAAAATATATCAGCGTAAAAAATTTATTTATTGACGATATTGGCGACGAAGGCATCGATGGGAATAAATTAGCGCAAAGGGAAAAAAGCAAAAACCAATTAAATGTTTTGCGGTTTGTTTTGCTTAAAAGATACGAATGGTGGATCGATCCGGAAAAGCGTTGGAAAACTTTTGGCACTACTAATTTAAGTATTGAGGAAATCGCTGTTTTGTATGACGGACGATTATCGGACAGGCTTGAGCAAATGGTTTACTTTAGGCATTTCGATTTTTTAGAAAAAGGATCATTTCGTCAGATCAAAAATTCACGGCCTTTAACCCGCGAGGAAATTGCAGCAAATTGGCAAAAGGTAGCAGCCAAAAAAAAGGAAGAAGTTTTCGATCCAATCGCTTTTTTAAATGATATGCTTTCCGAAAGTATTGATTATTTACAAATAGACGATTGGATCAGATGGGGTAAAATAAAGGAAATACTGTTTGATTTAAAACTTTTAACGGTTGAAAAAATCGAGGAAAAAATAACCCCACAATTAAAAAAGGAAATTGAAATCAGGGAGCGGAAATCGGTACGCGATACAGTTGAGTCGCGCTACAAACATGCTGATTTTGGAACGCAAAGACGTAAAAAGGACGAGGGGCTTGCGGCAATTACACCGGAATACATCCATAAAATATCTTCTTTAGAAGTAGTAAAACAAATGTTTATTGAATTAAAAAACGAACCAAATTTTAAATTTTCATGAGAGCGATTATTGGAATAGATCCGGGGGCAGGCGGCGGAATAGCTGTTTTCCATAAAGGTATTGCAAAAGCAGTAAGCATGCCGAAAAGCATTAAAGATATAGACAATTATTTACGCTTTTTAGCTGATACTTACGAACGGCCGTTGGTATTTATTGAAAAAGTAAGCATTCACAGGGACGACAGTAAAACTCCGGGAATGCAGTACGGAATACAAAAAATGTTGGCCAATTACGAATCGTTATTGACAGTAATACGATTAATCGGGCTTCCGATCGTTCAAGTTTACCCGGTATCTTGGCAATCAATGCCGGGAATAAAAATTAGCAGAAAAGGGATCACAAAACAAGAGCGAAAAAATCATTTCAAAAGTTATGCAGCAAAAACGTTTCCGGAATGCAGCGTAAATTTAGCAGTAAGCGACGCGCTTTGTTTAATAATATTTGGTACTGATAAAATTCATAACGATCCACAATGGATTGTCGACAGGGTTGAAAACATCGATAAAAAAGAACTAAAACTGTTTTAAAATGATACCAATTAAAATCAAGATTTTGGAAAACCTTGAAGATCTTCGTTCAAAGATCAGTCAAAGCCGCCACGCGGAAGTTATAACGTTAAACAGTTTTTATGAATGCGATTGCGGAACAACTTTTACGCTTTCAATCGAAATGCTTGTTTCAAAAGCAACAAATGAAAAAGGAATCCGGGTTGTTCGCGGTTTTGAAATATACAGCATCCACTTATTTAAGAACAACGGAGAAAACGCGAATTTTAGTTATACAAAAGACGAAATAATTGATTATATAGATTTTTAACATGGCAATTACAAATTTTGAAGATCAGACGCACGAGTTAACCGAATATGAATTAAAAACTTTGCTGCCGTTAATGGTAAAGGGATTAAAAACAAAAGTCGGCGTAAATAACTCAATTACATCCACCGAAATTGTAAAAGTATTAAAGGCGGCAGGTTATAAAATAGACCCGGCAAGGGTTAGAAAATTAGTTAACCATATAAGGGTAAATAATGAAATTTATAATTTAGTCGCAACCGGAAAAGGTTACCACGTGGCCACATCAGAAAGCGAATGCAGGCTTTTTATAAAATCCTTGGACGAAAGAATTAATTCAATCATAACCGTTCGGGACGCTATGCAATACCAATTAAATAAATCAATAGAAAATCAAAAAAAAAGTAACTAATTAATATATTATATCATGCAAAAAAGAGAATTGAATTTCAGCGATTTTGTACCATCAAAAATCAAAATCAGCGACGACGGCCTTGATGTCGATTACAGCGAAAAAGGATCAAGCGGAGACGATGTTGGCCGAAAAGGACACGGAGCGCCGAGCCCACAATTTACCGAAGCCTTAAATCGTTTGCAGTTGTACATGGCGCGCCGACTTGGATTGTTAACATGGTTTTACAAATTAGAACCGGAAATAAAAGGGGTTAACGATACATACGAACAGGCGCTTAAACTTTATAACGCGGAAATTGAACGTTGTAAAGTTACCGGGGTTGTATTTGTAGGATCAGAACAATTGGCCGGGGTGAAAATTACAGGGACGTTAAAATGTGAAAGTGGATCGGTCGGCATGGCCACGCCAAATATCACATTTGCAAGCGAAAAATTGGGTTATGAAAAAGAAGTTAAGGAAATAACCGAAATTTTAAAAGAAGAGGCTTTTCTGTATATCTTTAAACGTAAAAGAGCGCAATTGGATTTGGAGGACGAAATTGAAGCTGCAGAAAACCCGGAAGATCAAGAGCCGGGTCTTTTTAAAGGCAAAAATGATGGGAATTAAAAGAAAGCCAAGAAAGTGCAAAGACCCGGATTGTGAAAAGTCCGGGTTTTTCCAAACAGGTTACTGTTCTGCAGAGCATTTTTACAGAAACAAAAACCCGAAAGAAAAAAAAGCCGGTAAAAAAATAAAACCGGTTTCCGATAAACGGGCAGCGCGTTTAAAAGAATATTACGCAAAACGGGATTTATATTTGGCCGAGCCTGAAAATAAATTTTGTGCCTGTGGATGTAAAGCGCAAGCCGACACAGTAGAACACACAAGGGGGCGCGAGCATGATGTATTTTGGGACGATTATGCACGCGAAAACAATTTGCCACTTTTATTAGATCACAGGTGGTGGAAACCTTTTAATAGTGTTTGCAATCAAAAACTCGAACGCGATGCAGCGTTTTCACACCAACACCAATTAAGCAAATTGCACAATGGCAAAAAAGGAGATCTCAAAGGAAAACAGTAAATTTGAAATACCGCCGGACACACCGGTAGAAGTATTTGGATTTAAAGACGACAAAACCATAAAAACGGTAATGTCTTATGAAAAGTTTTTAGGATTAGTGGCCGAAAATGGATGGCTTTTAAGGGCATACCAAACAGGTCATAACACAACAATAGTAAAAAACAAATAACAGAAAAATTATGGAAGTAATTGGAAAAATCAAATTAATTGAAGCCGAACAAGCGGTAACAGATAGCTTTCGAAAAAGGCTTTTGGTTGTAGCAACCGAGGAACAATACCCGCAATTTATCAGCATTAATTTTGTGCAAGATAAAACGGAATTACTTGACCGTTTTGCAGCAGGGGACGAAGTTAAGGTCAGCATAAATTTACGCGGAAGGGAGTGGGTAAATCCACAAGGCGAAACCAAGTATTTTAACGATATACAAGGGTGGAGAATTGAGCCTTTGAATAACACATCCGGAACACATACGCCAAGCGCCGGTCAACGATCAGCAGCGCCGGCAGCATCCGGGGAAGCGCCTGCCGGAAATTTCAACGAAGAAGAACACGACGATCTTCCGTTTTAAAAAATAGGTAAATAAATTAAAAAACGTTTGTATAATAAATATATTTACCTATATTTGTTCCGCAATAGTGCAAAAATCAAATATTTATTATCATGTGTAAAACAGTTCTTTTATCTATGACAGCGGCCATAAAGACTGACAATCCTGTTAGAACGGCAATTAATAAAAATTTTGTTATCCGTTGGAAACATCAAGACGAAAAAAAATATCGTTTGATCGGTGCAGGCCGTTATAAATACCTCGTTGGCGAAGACTTCTGCCAAAAACACTTCGAAAAAGTTTTAAACAGTTCACAACAAAAAATATCTTTTAAACTACGTCGTGGTCTTGAAATAATTTTTGTATCTAAATAACAGGATTATGGGAAAACATTCATTTTACGCTACTTTATCAGCTAATATAGAATTAAGTGACGAAGAGTTTGAACTGATTTGCGAACACGCTGAACACCATTACGACTATACCGTTAAATCATCAGTAAAGCGCGGAGGTTTTTTATACGGTGCAAAAGGAAGCCGGGATTACGCGGCTAAACAGGACACGGCTGACGATCTTTGGAAGGATTACAGGACAAGGGAATACACATCGCGGAATATTCAAACAATGTTAAAAGCTATAGAATTTAATCAATCAGAAGCAGCGTTAAACCTGTATAAAAGACTGAGGAATATAGCTATGGAAATGCAGGAAAAACAAATGTTAATTAATAATAATCTAATTTTATAATCATGGCAAAAGCTATTAAAAAACAAGCGCAAGCCGCCGGATCAGAAGCGGCCGAAGAAAAACCAAATGTACAACCGGCAGCAGTCGGAAAATCCGTTAACATTTTAGCTATCAAAGAAGATCAGGTAGCAAAGTGGAAAGAAATTGAAAAGCAGCAAAAGGATTTGGTAAAGAAAACCCCGATTATTGAGGTTGTAACGAAAGATAATTACGAAGCGGCCAAAAAACAAAGAACACTATTATTGGGGGCTTCAACAAAGTACGAAAACGAGGGTAAAACCATCAAAAGTTTTTTAAACACTTTGAAAAACAACCTTTGGCAAAAATTTACGGACGTTGCAAAAATTACCCGCGATCACTATGAAAAACAGCAGGCAGCCATTACAACCTACGAGGCAGCAGTACAGGCGGAAAAGGAACGTAAAATAAAAGAAGCACAGGAAAGGGAAGAGCGTATTAAAAAATCAATTACGGATCAGGAAGAAAAATGGCGCGCCGAAATTGATTCTATGACTGTAGAAACAATGGGTAAGGAAAGCGAAAGAATTTACGCCGAAATAGTATCGTTGCAAGATACTTTCGAAGAATTTGAAATCTTTTTTGATATTGCAACCGATAACACAAAGGACAGGATCGATGTTAAAATGGCCGCTTTAAAAAAAGCCGAAATGGAAGCCGATCAAAAAAGAAAAGACGCGCATGTGGCCAAAATACAATCGATTCAAAACCAAGTTTTAAACTCGATAATGGACGCAACGTTTGACAAAATCGAAACCGTAAACGATGAAATACTTTTGGTTTTAGATGCCGAAAACGATTTTGAAGAATATCAGGATTCTTTTGACAGCACGAAAGCCGATTT